GATTCGATTAATCCAAGATCTTTTAGTTTGGGATTGGGGCCATAAACTGTTTTCCAACCTTTAGGTGCAACTCCACCTGTAGGTATGTTCAAGTCATGTGCGGCGGCTAAGCCAGCTACGTCTGCCCCCCATTGGCCACCTGAGATTGCTTTTTCGATTTTCAATAATGTACCTCCTAAGATTGAACTCTACCACAATCAATACAAACATAATTCCATTCAGCATATCCCGGTCCACAAATACCATTTGAGCTAAGAGGTCTAGTATCACCACCACACCAACGACATTTAGGTCTCGGTTTTGGTTTATTTATTTCTTTAATAGCTTCACGATGTTGTTCTTGATAAGCTTCAATCATTTCTTTAGGAACAGGTTTTCCTTTATTAAAAAATGTTCTTTGTTCTTCTTCTAAAGGTGTCATTATAACTCCTTAACTTCAATTCCTAATTTTTCTTTAAACCAATTAGCAACTAGATTTCTATGACAGAATTGACCAGACTTTTCAAAACACAATAGAATAGAGTCTTTACCAAGTTCATCATAAACTTCTTGAGGATCTAGTTTATCAAGAATATATTTTTTATATTCTATAACATATTGTTTTGCGTCTCCGGTATACTTATATCTTTCTAGTATGCCAACAGTCGGAGCTAGTTTTGAATATTGTCTACCTTTGAACCAATGAGGTTTAAAACAAGCAATTGAAACAGCATTCGGATTATCTTTTGATTTACCAAAGTACGATGTGTTCATTTACTATTTCCTTTGCACTTGTTCTTTTTTGCCAAATAATATTTTCTTTTCCATTCATTTCTATGAGCAGGACAAAACTTAGGATAGATATAGATTGATGGATAAAGCATTAATGTATATTCTTCATTACAAGCATCACATCTTCTGTTTATTTCAACTGCTTGAGTATGTTTATGTTTCATTGTAAAATTTGCAGTATTTTCGATAATAGACTTTTTCTTGGCTAAAATCTTATCTCTATCTATTATTTTGCGATATTTGGGTTGTCTATGAACTTTACAGAACTTAGCTTTACCAATGCCAAAGAAAACTGTTTTACATCTTTTACCATCTAAATCAACAAACGCACAACGCTTCTCATGAAGTCTTTCTCTCTTTTTTCTTTTCTTAGATTCGCTCAAATTAAAACCTCCCGAGAATTGATATAATAGGATGTTCAGCCATGGTTTCACCATATTTTTTATATTGTTTCAAATACTTTATTTTATCCATACCATCATATTTTTTATCTATTTCAACATCCCAATAGTTAAAACTAATATTAGAAAAACTTCTAGCTAGTTTTTTCATCCTTGCTATCTTATCCTCACGACTTTGAGCTCTTGCTAATCCACCCTCAATAGGTTTAATAAAATCATACAGCTGGCGTATATTGTTTTCTTTGGTTGCTTCTTTGTATGGAATGGTTGAGTTAACAAAACCACTTCCAAATACATCAACTTGAATTTCTTCCTTTGCCCAACCAAGAAGTATAGCTTCCATTAATGCTTCTTCAAGACTAAGATTGCTAACACCACAACCACCATCAAACCAAACACATTGGTTAACAGGGTCATTGTATTGACCAAAATAAAATGGAGCTGCAAAAGACTTCATAACTTCAGTCACAAGTCTTTGTTTTCCATCTTTAGTCCATGATTTAAAATAATGGTTACGATCTGTACAACGATTAACAGATGTAATAAGAAGTTTAGTTTTACATTGTTTCATCTCAATATCACCAATTAAATCTTTCCAAACACTTTCAAAATACTTTCGTTGATACTTAGGAAGTTTCCATCTTTGATACCAAGGTCTTTTCTTAAAGACTTTATGAAGCATGGCATCATAAACATTATCCATATCAGCTACAGTAATTCTTCCACTAGCAGCGGCAGCCACGTTGATACTACCAACTGATGTACCAACCATCAAGTCATAGTATTCATAAAGAGGGCCTACATGTTCTTCTCTTTTTTTAAGAGCGACTATTTGGATTCGACCTTTACAGCCCCCTCCACTACATATACATATTTTTTTAGCCATTTATTTTTTATCTCTTTTATTAAATTTTGAGCAATGTCTTCTTAAATAATGACCACACTCAAAGGCGTGTGTACAATTCCTGCATTGTGAATCATTCCACTTATCTCTGAACTCTTGGCTGTTCTCATTAACCCATTGAAACACATAAGGTTCTCCTGGATCATTTTTAATTTTTTCACCCTGTAACCATTTATCTTTATTAATACATTCACGTTCTGCATGTAAAAATGCAGTAAACTCCTCCATATCATATAATGCTGATGTAAGCATAAAGACCCTCCCTTTCTATCAGGAGGAAGATTTAAAGGATCAAATATTTATAAAGTTACAATTCCCCATTTATGTTTACTATTATTTATGATATTAATATAATAAATTTATTTGCAAAAGTCAATTTAAAAATCATAAATATATTAATGTCAAAGAACAAATACAAAAAATCATTTACCAATTATGTAAATTTTCATGTCTATCTAATACCGCTTGAAATCCCCAATTCCAGTTAGGTTTAAGATCTTTGGAATGAGAAAGAAAAAGAACTTTAGCTTTTGGTTTTTTTGGTTCTGGAGCAAACATATCACTAAATATTACAACCCCATCACATTTAGTTTCATCAGCATAATCCAAGACCTCTTGAAAGTCTGTACCTCCCCTACCACAAATTTTAAAAGTCTTTTTGGCAGTCTTTAATTTAGTTTCTATTTGTTTTATCTCTGTATCAAACAGAACGTATATCAGTTCAGCATGTTTGATTATCTTATTAATTACAGCAAAGCCTTCAGCTAAATCATCATCACTCATGGAACCAGAAACATCAACTGCAAAAATAATCTTAGTCTTTAAGAATCTTCTATGACCAGGATAAAGCAGGTCGAATCTTCTATTTGCTTTAAGTCTTGAATTAACTCTTGCATATGTTTCAACGGACTTTTTAAATTTCCTTATGATTTCTTTATAGGAAATCTTAGGTTCGTTAGCGGCTAGAATTTCAGCAATATAATCTCCTGTATGTTTTCCCCATGCTTTAATTCTATCTTTGTTTTTATCTACATAGTTTTTAACATCAGCATCAAACATATCATTCTTTCCCCAACCATTATTTGCTGTTCCGTTAGGATCGAAATAGTCTTTGACACCTTCTTGTGTATTATCATATTCTTTAAAACCGTCTTTATCTTTGTTTTGACCTTTGCCTTGACCTTGACCTTCGCCTTCATCTTCACCATTCTGTTCTTCTTGGTCTTGACCTTTGCCTTCTCCTTTGTCTTGACCTTTGTCTTCCCCTTCTTGATCTTGACCTTCTCCTTGCCCCTGTTGAGCTTGTTGCTGAGCTTTGTCAATCATTTCTTGCTTTTCTTCATCGGTCATTGAATCCCAGATTTGCTTTATCATTTCATTAATTTGTTGTTGTCTATCATAAAGCTGTCTGAAATATTCTTCAAAACAATCTTTTTCTGGAAGATTGAACTGTTGTGCAGTCGGAATTAAATCTTCTAATGAAGTATCACCCTGAAGAAAAGCCATTGTATTCTGGCGAATAAGTTCATCAATGGCAATGTTAGAAGACAACGCAGAAATTTGTCTTGGCTCCTTAAGCCTTGTTGTACAATGTCTTAATAAAACCTTAAAAAAAGTATGAACCATAACCATCTCCAAATATTCAACTGGCATCATATTAACAAAATTTGGATTGAAAGTTATTACAGGATGACGACCAGTAATATTAATACCAAAAGTTTCTTGATTGGGATCTGGATTAAAGTTAAACTGTGATGCTATTCCTAATAATATTGCATCACTAGTAAACCAATCCATTAAAACTTTCTGTATTTTCTTTTCAGCTTTTTTTACTTTGTCTTCATCCATTACTTTAACCAGGGTTTATCATTATCATCGTCCGGATAACCATCAAGTCCTAAGTCACTATCGAAATCATTTTGATCATTATCGTTCTCATGAATCATTCTTTCAACATCTTTCTCATGCTGGTCTTTACCTCTAACAACATCAACAAAGTAGTTAACAAGTTTGTCAGAATGTTCTAACAATGTATTCTGCCAAGTTTCTTGGTTGTTAGTTGCCTGATTGATAAGTCCAAAGAAGTGCGCGATAATCTCTTTAGGAACAGTACTAAGGTACTTATAAACATTATGTGCATATTCTTCACCTGCTTTTCTTGCGATAAACAGACTATCGATATGCTGTTTAATATAGACTGCAAGTTCATCATTAATATTAATAAGATCCTGATTAGGTAGACTCTTAATTGTCTTTTCCAAATCCTTATTCCAATTAGTCACAATGAGACCAACATTAATACCCTTCATGTTTTCTTTAACATGCATACAGAACTTTGAAGCGGCGCCGATACCAACGATTGTGCTGGCAACCAGTTTTAATTTGTAATCTACATCTTGAAGAATTTCGGGATGGTTATTAATAATATCAGAAAGTCTTTTCCAAGAACGGCGTGACTGATAGACTTCACCTGTTTTCTTTTTTGTTGGTGGGTCTAAATAGTTTGCGGAGTTCTTTGATATGAATCCGATAACATATTTGTTAACCTTATTTTTAAGTGCCCAATCAATCCATTCTTCTTTATCGGGAAGAAAAGGAACTTTGTTAAATCTATCAAGAAGAGTGACTTCAAGTTCAGTAACATCGTAATCAGTATCATCACCGAAAGGATTGATAGCTGCGATAACTCTTGTTTCGGGTGGAAGTTTCTTTCCACAAAGTTTACGGTTGAGAACCATATCTTGTACACATTGGAGAACTTCAGGCTTTGCACGGTTGAGTTCATCAAGAAAGATAACTACTTTCTCTCCTTCTTTCGGCCACCACCAAGGTTGACAAAAGATTGTCACCTTAGTATGGTCAATCTCTGCACGGTCTGGCAAACCAATAAGGTCACCGGCATCAGCCATCTGTGAACAGAAAAGAATAATTACTCGGAATCCTTTTTCTTCCCAGTATTCTTTTACAAATTCTGATTTACCAACGCCGTGAATTGCCTCAAGCATGATTGCTTGGTCAGCAGGAGTCGTATCAAAGATCAGCTTCATATCTTTAATATTAGCCATTATAAACTCTCCTTCAATTTTTCAATTAATATTTATTTTCAGTTATAATATCTTGATTCTCAAATTGCTTTAATGCTTTTTGAATTTTTTTATCTTGGTTTTTTCTTCTTTTAAACTGTGGGTTTTTTCTATATTTGTTTCCGTATTCGCCTTTGTATGACTTACCCATAAAATAATACTACTCCTTTGAAAAATGAAACTAGCATCTAGTATTATTTATATACATAATATAATACATCTGCATAGATTTGTCAAGTTATTTAGTTTAGTCAGTCTTTTCTTCTTCTTCATTTTTGTTTTTTTGTTCTACGAATGGAACCCATTTACCGCATTTACAAAGTTTTTCTCTTGGTGCATTATCAATTCTCATATCTGGTTCAGCACCGCAATCACACTTGGCTATGAAATAATTCATAATAAATCCTTTCTAAATAACTTGAGGTAGCCAGACTATAAAGGCCATCCACAATATATGTAATATATTATCAGTAACTATTTGACTCCAAGGAAAACAAACATTAGTTGCAAATATATGTGAACCTTTTTTATCCATGAACCACGATACAAAGTTAGTTCTGTCGATAATATAATGTTGAACTGCGATGGCTAGCAATTGCCACCATGCAAGACCACAAAGCAAAAAAGGTATCATATATGTTACAACATGGAGAAAGCATTTCCATGAAGACTTCTTTTTGTTTTGTGCAACATCATCCCATTGTATGAGATAGTCACCAATCAAATGTGCATATATCCAATGCATAATTACCTCTTTCTAAGTACAACTCCAATATGTTATTTTTCTTTTAATATTACTTTCCATTCTATCTAGTCTTTCCATTAACATTTTAACAGAAACATATTCCGTATCTTGTTTTTGCATATTAGATTCTGAACCGTACCATTGTTCTATACAGTTAGCTAATAGTTTCTGGACTAGTTCTCTCTGTGGTCTTTCAGGTACAGCTTTACTATTCACAAAGACTGAATCAAGTTCTTTTAATCTTCTTTCAAAGAACTCTTCAAACTTAGTATAACTTCCCCATTCACCTGCACGCATGGCTTTACATTCTTCTTTATTTCTTGTAAGGTCTAGATCACCTTCTGTAAGAAGTTGGTGTATAAGGTCAAGCAGTCTAAGAGAATGATAACTCATTTTAACATCATAACCATGCTTTTCATAAAGTGGTAGTCTGTTTGAGTTGTCGTTCTTATGTTCTGTTTCCCAGCGTACTGCTTCCCTTCTTATTCTCGCAAATTGAGAATAAGCATAACCTTTAAATGATTGATACATTTTCTTTGAAAGGAATAACTTTCTTTGATCCCTTATCATCCAACCAATATCATGTGCATATGTAACTAAGTTTCTCTTAACGAAAAGAACTTCCGTAAGGTTTGGAGAACCATTAGATACAAGATCAAAGAAATTGGTTAGTGAATGCCAAGCAGCTTCATAAACTTTATCATGCTTGCCTTTAGTTATAACAAGTTTTTGGCCTTCACCTTTGCATTCCTTGTTCTTAAACTTAGGCACATTATTGTCATAACCAAGTATAAATCCATAAGCCTGTGGATAAAGGCATTTATGTGGATCCATAACAACACCAACTATGTCATAGTCCGAATCCGGATTATTACATTCGTAGGCATGGCTACCCATTATACATTCCATTAAAAGGTTATCAACCATCCATTGTTCTTCTGGTTTGAACCTTTGTTCTGCAAAATGTTGTGTTAATTTTTTGTCTTTCATAATTTTCCATTTGTAAATTTAGCTTCTGTATCTAAATACTTACCTGTATATAACCATACATCTTCAGCTATTTCTGTATATGATTCTTCATCATAAGGGCCACCATGACCGCCCGAATGATATTCTGTTGTTCCAAATAATGCTGTATATTCGCAACCACAATCACTTACAAATTCTGTAAGGAAAACTCTATCTACAACATTATGTATTTTTCCTTCTCGCAACAATAATGATTTTTCAAAGACATTAAGTTCTTTATATTTCACATCAAATGGTATAAGGCTTTCATCATTAAATACTATAAAGCTAGATGATGAACTATTACTTACAAATCCTATTCTTACTTTCATTTAAATCTCCACATTAAAAATACCTTGTCTACCCTTGCAAGGTATTGGTTTTTCTAATCTTACAACATCTGTTAAGAATAAACCAAATCGTTTTGTGTTAGTACAATCTATCAAAGCATATTTAGAATGTAGTCGGTTTAACCAACCTACATCTTCAACAAAAGCTGTACATACAATGTGACCACCGAAATATGCGTCCATACTTACAGCTAGAATTTTAATAGGCCTATCTTTTTTGAATAGCCATTTAAATGATGACTTATAATCCTTATCAAATTTCTTAGAAGCATGAATAGCTATTCGTTGTCCTTTTAAATTTTTAAATCTATCATGAGTTCTCGTTTCAATGGTTTTATAACCATGAGAAATCCAACATGCCCAAGGTTGCCATAAAGTAATTGCTTTCAACATTCCTCCCAGTCAAAATAAACTTTAGTTTTAGGATCTACTAAACTTTGAACTATTTCTTTTACTATTCGTTCAACATCTTCTTCAGCACCATATTCAATACTTTGAATTGTAATAATGCGTTTGTCTTTATATTTATCTAGTAACTCATTCAAACTATTTCTATCATATTCATCGTCTTCTTCATAATATTCGTTGTATTCCAAATACTTTTTCTTATTATATTCTTTCAATAATTTTGGATCGTCTTGGGCAAAATTATCAATAGAAACAATAAAACTACTACTTGAACTGTTACTTACAAACCCTGTTCTAATTTTCATCTTTATCCCCCTTCAGGAATTTTTGGAATTCTGAATATGATTTAAACTTATTTTTAATCTCCTTAATTGTTTCTTTCTTTGTAGTGTTAAATTTCTTATAAAGATATTTAACTACATCATCATTATCAACTTCTTTCATAGAACAGATTGGACAAAACTCTTCTGGAAGACCACAATCTAAAATCCAATCACTAAAGGCCTCTTCAAGTTCTCCTTCTTCCATTCCCTCTATATCTTTAATTTCTTTTTCTTTATCATCGATATATTTACTTTTGTTGATTCTATCGATGATATATTTCTTTTTATCCAGGCCTATTTCATCATAATCTATTTCGCTATAACTGCCTAATTTAGCACATGAGTTATGAAACTCATGACCATTAACACACATTGACATTTCCATATCTGATAAACTCATATCTCGACCAGATTCAATCGCTCCACATACTGCACATATAAATGATGTTGTGCTTGAGTTACTTACAAATCCATATCTTTTTTTCATATTAGTCTCCTATTGTTGCATATGAGTCTTTTTGTTTTTTAATTAAATCTACAAATTTATATAATCCATCATAGGCTTCTTCCCAACCATCATCATCAAAACTACAATCATAGAAAAGATCCTCAGTACATACTCGTTGAACAGATACTATTTTATTTTCTCCCATAACTTTTTCTTTTTTAAATCTAAACGTATCTTTAATAGCTTCTTGTTCTATTTTTGATAAGCTCTTCAAAATCTTATTATAAGTTTCTTTGGTTGTTATAACAACAAAAGACGAACTAGAACTATTACTTACAAATCCCATTCTGATTTTCATTTGGCCCTTCTTTCATATTTGTGAATCCTCTATAACTTTACATATTTTTCTAATCTCAGGTCTTTCAAAACTAAAATGAATAACAATATCTTTTATTATTTGTGGAATATCATTACATGAATTATGCATAACTGTCCAAGCATTTAAAACAACATTATCAAATTCTTCGGTAACATTTATATTATACATGTTTCCAAGAATCCATTTGATTGCTGGAACTAATTCAACTACAAAGTTACCCTCTTCGTTTCCAGATGTATCTATACTGTTAATTGAACTTATTGTTTCTAAATGTTTAAGCTGGGATTTCATTTCATTTAAGTGTTTCTTATTACGAAAATGAAACTTACCGTTTTTATCTTTCCTTTCAGCTTCCAATCCTTCTTCATATTGTTCAATTCTTTCTTTCAAGTCTGTATAAAGAAAGTTAATATCAAAGTAATCAAAACCTAAAGCATGATATATTTCATGTATAAATTCTTCTGTGTTCATGTTGAACTTAACAACATAAGAAGCTGAAGAACTATTACTTACGAATCCAGATCTTATCTTCATTCTATCCACACTCATGTAAAATTTCTATATTACCAGAATTATGAATCAAATCATTAAGAACATCATCATGATATGAAACTTCAACAAGAGCTAATGTTTTATCAGTATCATCATATTTCTTAATTTTCTCAATAGATTTATCATCATCATACCAACTAGCAAGTTCCTTAATAATATCGTCTTTACCTTCAGCAACAACATTGTTATCACTATTGTAATAAGAAGCTTTTTCAATTAGCTGTAAAATATTCATATCACTTCTACCACAATGAGGGCACTTGTTTATATTTTTATCAACAGCAATAACAAAAGAACTTGAACTACTGTTACTTACAAAACCTGTACGAATTTTCATATCGTCAACCTTTCTGAATCATCTTTAAGATATAAGTTACACATTTTCAACAATTTACATGGTCTACAATAACCACATGCTTTATTTTTCTCAGTTGGACATTCACAAGTCCAAACATATTTTTCTAGTTTATTATTTCTAATGTCTGCTATTATACTATGTTTATCTTTCCATTTAAGGGGAAAGTTAATCCAAATCTTTTTATTTAAAGCTTCTAAAATAGTTTGACCCATACTTTCATATTTAGAACATTGGTGCCAAAAATCATCACCACGGTGAAATCCAAACGATATAGTTGCATTGTCCGGCACAAACCATAATGAGTTTAACATCCAAAATGTTTGTTGTGGTAATAAATTATCAGCATATAATTTACCATAGTCAATTTTAATAATATTATCTATTATATTCCAATTTTTCTTTTTAGCAAACTCTATAAACTTCTTTCGGTAACTTAACTCCAAAATTCTTTTTTCTTTACTGATTCCCTTTAAATCAAAATAAAGGGTATGACAACAACCGTGTTCTTTTAAAATATCATATAAAATTAATGTACTGTCATACCCACCAGACCATACAACCCAATTAGTCTTGTTTGTTGTTAAACTAGAATTATATATTGCTTTACCCATTATTTAAATTTCTAAACATTATATATTGGACAATTCCTATGACAATCTAAAAGAGTCTTACGAAACTTATTGACTCTTGGATGATTCCATATATCTCTAACAAAATCTTTGCATTCTAAAACATCAATACCATCAACCCATTCTCCAGAACCTTCGGCAAACGAACATGGAAAAAATTCAGCATTAACACCAATATACGAACTAAAACAACTTGATTCACAAGGTTCAGCCAACATTGCAAGTTCACCATAATCTTCTCGACCAGCAACTGCTTTGAGAAACTTATTAGCAGAACAACTGTCAAAACCAATCGGAACCTTTTTCTTAAATGCATAATCAATGAGTTTCTTAAACTCATCTTCTGTAACTGTATTGTATTTAGTTCCTCTACCCTTCTGTTTAAGTGAAAGGAATACAATAGCATTTAAACCTTTAATTCTTGGTTCATTCTTATAATCATCAATAGTTTTAAACGCATCTTCATATGTTTCTTTACTTAACATATAATGAATATTAACCTGTTTCATTCCTCTATCGACTAGTTTCTTAACTGAATCATAGCAAATATTATAGTTAGAATATCTTGATACAGCAACTGCTCCACATAGTTTGGCTAGCTTATCTGCTGTATCATCCGAAATATCAGCAACTGTTATATTAGGAACGATTTTCTTATACCTTGCATACTCCATCATCTTAAATAGTTCTGGATTAGATGTTGCTTGAGCGTCTGCACCAAAAGCTATTTGAGTTAATGTATCTGGCATCTTATCCATTATCTTTTTGAATGTATCAAAAGACATATTAATTCCGTTAGGATTATTACTTTTGTAACAGAAAGGGCATAACTTTCCACCGGGTCCAGCACATTTAGTTGTAACTTCAATATCTAGAATCTCTGCACCGAATTCACAGAAGTCTGGATCTCTTTCCTTTGTACTTCCCCAACGAGCAAATATACCATTCTTCTTATTGAATACATAATTATATTCGGGTGAAGAAAGAATTTTATAAGTTTTATTTTCTTTAATCTCGTAAGTTGTTTCCATACTTAACTTCCTCATGTCTTGTATCATAAATTTCAAAATCTAACAGTTTATGTCTTGGTGTAGTAATTAACAGAAATAGACCATCATGGTCACCTTTCCAATTAATATCAATGTCTATCCTAAGTAGTCCAAATCCTGTGTGCAATCGAAAACATTTCTTAGTGATAGTTATTTCACATCCGAAATTATAAACCGGATATTCATCCCAATTTTTTTCCGAACATATTTCTACATGACAATTTTTACTAACTGGAAAATCAATATTCATTAATAAACCGTCTCCACATCTGTTTGTTCAGGTTGAAAAATGCTCTGATACATTTGTATATAAGCTGGAGTTCCTGTTGCTTTCTTAATGTTATCGCTAAGCTTAACTGTTTGTTCTTCATTGACACCAGTTGCTTTAATAACTATACTTAATGGTTTAATTCCAACAGAATTTGTAAGATCTGTTCCCCAACCGAAATATACTTTAAACTTATCTTTAAACTCTTCTTGTATTTTAACCATCTTATCTACATTCAAACCATCCGAAAAGATAACCTTTTTCGTTTTAGTATCTATTCCGAACTTCTTATAATGTTCAATCATTTTATAACCGAACTTAATTGGGTCGCCCGAATCTTGTCTAACACCTACACATTTAGTTGCAAGTTCTTCGTCAAAGTCTTTAAGGAAAGCATTAGTTCCAAACGTATCTGTAAGCATGATACTTAATGGTTCACCATAATAATCATACCATTCGTTCATAGCTTTCTTTTGGGCATCTAATAAACTCTTAGAATCAGGAAGAGTTAAACAATCTCCTGCACTTCTTTCATACTCAATAGCTGCCCTAACCATAAAAAATTCATGAGCTTGTGTTCCTATTGGATTAAGACCAAGTTCTTTAGCCATTAAATAGTTCGATGTTCCCAATATATTATTAGGACATTCATCTCTACAAATTTCAAGAATAGCTTTCTGCCAGTTACCCGAATGTCTTCGTCTTGTTCCAAAGTCTATAAACTTAATATCATGTTTTTTAATTATCTTTATTTTTTCTTGAAGCTTTCCAATAGCATCATTTCTCATTTTATAAATACAAGTATCGGTTAATCCTTCTAATACCGATCTAGCAAACAGTTCGTTTATGATACCAAGAATCATTGTTTCATATAAAATCGAACATTGCCAACGATTAGTAAAATGCAAGTTGAGTTTATCATGTTGTAATTGATATGTAAATTCTGTATCATATTTTTGTCTTGCCAACATATTAATAAAATGGTCTTTATATTCTGGTTGGTTTTTTAAATATGTCAAATCATCATAGCTAAAGCGCAGGCTTTTCATATGATTGATTTGTTCAACTAGTTCATCCATGTCAAGAAAATTGGCTAGTTTTATTGACATTGTTCTATTACTAAACGAATAAGTAACTTTCTCATTTGGATACAGGTCATTAACAATTTGGCACATTGTTAGTTTATACTTATCCAAATCCAACATGCTATCAATAATAGGTTTATCCATATAAAAATCCTTTCATATTATAATATAATACAAAATGGGTTAAATGTCAAGGTAAATATATTAGTTACTTATTTTATTCTTTAGCCAGTAATCTCTAAATATAAAAAGCTTATCAGCAGCTTCATGTAGGTCTGCATCGGTAATTCCGTTGCCAACTTCGATTAATGTATCTAATACATCTTCAATAATTAGCCGGGCATCATCGTCTGTTAAATTCTTAACATCTTTATTTTTTTCTAAATCAAAAAAATATTTCATTTATTCTCCAATTGAGAGGTCAATTGTTTTATTAGGGTCATCAATATTAAAATCTTTAATTGGTGGGAACTGAATTAGTTGCAGACTTTCATCTTCAAAAAAGAAGTTTAGCTTTCCACTTCCATCACCATCAACGCTAATTTTAATATCACGACTAGCTCCCTGTCGGCCAAGACTTTGAATTGCAGAACATACTTTAAAGAATTCTGCAAGTTCAGTCTTACTACCCATTACAATCATTTTAGCTTTAAGTACATCCATATTATCTCCTAAAATATTTTCTATGTTCTTCTGGCACAAGTACATGAGAAATAGGTTTAACTATTTCCCCTGCTTCAGTTACTGGTATAGCAACTAATCTTTTAATATTATTAACAATTAAAAGTGTATATAGTTTATCATCCCTAGTATCTTTATATACTTTATATCTTTTCATATATATAATATAATACATTATTATTTAAAAGTCAAGTTAAAAATTATAAATATATTAAAGTAGGGAGACAGATGGTTGCAACCATTTTCTTTGCCTGAACAAAGATTATCTCTACATTAACTTCAATCACCTTTCAGGAGGTATTATGTTTTCAACAGCGGATTTTATTAAAAGAGCTAAACTTATTCATGGTAATAAATATGATTATTCTAAAACTAATCATATCAATTCAAAAACTAAACTTTGTATTATTTGTCCAAAACATAAAGAATTTTGGACTCTTCCACATAATCATTTAAAAGGTCAGGGTTGTCCAAATTGTTACAATGAAATTCGAGGAATCAAATCGAAAATATCTAAAAAATTTTTTATTGATTCTTGTAATAAAATTCATAATAACAAATATAAATATGATATAAATACTTTCAATGGAATGACTAGCCGTATTAAAATTAAATGCCCTATTCATGGTTTATTTTTTAAAATTGCATATGCTCATTTAACTTCTAAACAGGGTTGCCAAAAATGCTCTTATGAAAGCCAACTAAAACCTTTAAGCAGTTTTATAACCGAATCTAATAAAATTCATAATAATAAATATAAATATAACAATTTTATTTATTTAGGAGCATTTAAAAAAAGTTATATAACATGTTATATACATGGCGATTTTTTACAAGATCCGCATTCACATTTAAAAGGCCATGGTTGCCCAAAATGTAATTCATCTAAAGGTGAATTAGTTGTTGAACAATATTTAAAAGAACATAATATTAAATTTAAACGTCAATATAAATTTAAAGATTGTAAAGATAAAAAACCTTTACCTTTTGATTTTTATTTGCCTAATTTTAATATATGTATCGAATATGATGGTGAACAACATTTTGGTAAATGGTTTACAAAAATAAAAATAGATTTTAATATTATAAAATTACATGATAATATAAAAAACGAATATTGTAAAAATAATAATATTAAACTAATAAGAATACCTTATACTAAAATAAATAAAATTAATACTATATTATCTAATATAATGAACTATTAAAAGCTTTATAAAATATATTAATAGCTTTTTGTTTTAACATATCATCAACAGTATCAAAATACCAACTTACCATATTACATATAAAAGGATGCTTTTTATATAGTTCATTATCGCTTATAAGAATAATAGGTTTCCTAAATTCATACGCAAAAGCTATTTCCATGATAGTTCCTAACATAGGTCTTTCAACACCAAAGTTTTCCATATAAGCTATAAACAAATCACATGTTTTAATAGCTATATAATCTTTATCTAATATAGCTTTAGTTGGTACATTAGATGTTAATCCATCTGGTGATACATTATCTTCACCATTCAAAGGGTTTAAAAAACAAAGGTCACCATAATTTTTACCTGTATTTTTCCAGTTAGTATAATGTTTAATTACTTTATGGCGCCACTCTCTACATTTTTCAATATTTTTTCCATCGATTATACCCGCAAGATAAACTTTCATAATTAAAACCTCCTTATATTAACATCGGCTCTTTCAATTGAAGCCTTTACTGTATCTTCTAATGTATTATGAATCTTTGGTATACTTACTTTACCAAAACCTTTATCCAACCAAACAGCTTCCCACATAATATCTGAATAACTAATTCTATATGCATTATCAGGTCTACCATAAACAACCTTATATAGTTCTCTACCAATCCAATATCCCAGTTCCCAATTAGTTGTAAGTCCAATTAATTCTCTCGTTCTTGGAATCCAAAACAAAATACAATTGGCTCTTTTCAATCCATTAAACTCCCAAAGTGGAATCCAAGATTTGTTTTTATCTGATTCAGTTTTACTTACAAACTCGGGAACAACTAATGAACCGGTGAATCCTTGTCTTTCAAACTCTTCAATAGCAGCGAATCTCCACGAAGTTAAATGGGTTTGGTTACCTCTAACAGTCGGCCCTGCCAAAAAAATAACCGGACCTTTTACATTTTTAACCTGTTCTTTTGATTGTTCATACCTGAATACATTCATTATAACCTCACTCTTGTTTTACTTTCTTCCCAACCCTGATTAGTTATTTCAACAAATTTTACTTTCTTTCTAAACTCTTCCCAGTTTCTACAACCAGCATAATATGAAACAGCAGATTGTAAATTGCCAATAATGTTATTAACAATTTCTTTTGTTTCACCTGTATATGGGATTTGACCTGATTCACCTTCAATTGAAATCGCAGTCTTTTCACTTTTAAGTTTACTTGAAGCTTCCTTACTTGCCATTCCACTATATGAAACCCATCTAATTTCTTTTGGATTCTCTGTTAAATCACCAGCTTCATCTAACTTATCTCCGTTAGAAAGACTAGTTGAGGCCAGCATCTTTCCCAACATACACATATCTGCACCGGCAGCTATTGCTTTGCATATATCTCCCGGTGTTTCTATTCCACCATCGGCAATTAGATATGCTGTATCTTTAACTTTTGCACAATCAAAAACAGAAGTCAATGTAGGTAATCCAAAACCAGTATTAGTTCTTGTTGTACAAATACTGCCACCACCAATACCAACTCTTATAAAGTTAGCACCAGCATCCTGTAGTCTTGCATATCCACTCCTTGTAGCAACATTTCCGGCCATGATATTTGTTGTTACCCAATTTGGACTGTTTTTTGAAATAAACTTAATAGTTTCAATGCTTGCTTTGGTATCTCCATTTGCAACATCAACAACAAATCCAAAATTATATCTATTGGCATTTTTATATTCTAATAATCTTTCAATCCATTTTCTCCATTTAGCAACTATTCCAACAGCCAAAAAAACTGTAGGTTGTTGTTCTTCTTTAAATTCACAATCTTCATAGAATTGGATTTGTTCATTAACATTTGCAAAACATCTATCAATAGTTACTGGTAAATTAAATTCATGTGATAGACATTTAATCATTTTAACACTACAAACTTTATCCATTGGTGAATTAATAATTGGCGCCTTTACTATAAAAGATTCACAGTTAGCTGGTAAGAAATCAGAACCATATTTATAGCTTATATCAGCATCCGTTAGATGATCTAAATTAGAATTTCTAGGAACCAACAACACATCATTGTACGACAATACTCTACGAATGTCATTCATTTTTAATACCCCAATTCTCTTTCCGATATAAGTGTACGTGCATCATCAAACATTACAGCTAAACTATCATAAACTTCATAATCTTCATCAGAACAATCGTTCATAATTTCATGAACTTCATTTCTTTTATTTAAAAGATAACTTTGAACTTCCTGTTTAATTTTTTCAGCGTTTGTCATACTTTTATTTAAATCCATGTTTAATAACTCCTTCACCATGACAACATTTACAAGTATCATATCCATCAATATCATATGATGATAACACACAATCCGTTGATGTTATTATTATTGTACCTAATGTGCAGTCTGAATTTCCAACATTGATAATTTCAAGTTCGCACCAACATATCCCACAACCTTTAAGTTTAAGTAAAACAGATTCATCTATAAAACTACCTTTACCAGATTTTATTGAGTGTGAATATAACTTCCTATATTGTTTTGGTTTTATATTATTACCATAACATATAGACGATACTTTAAGGTGTTGGTTCATTTCATTCATAACTAACCTTTCTCATATGGAAAAACCACCCATTTTGTATTCATCTTAGCATAGAAGTCCGGTTCAATTGGACTATCTTTATGTTTAAAAATGGTAGCTAACTTACATTTAGTCTTATCAAAGTTAAGTGAATTAATTGTTTCACCTGTATCACAAATGTCATCGACTATCAACATATTATTACATAACCTACAGTTAAGAATCTCTACAAATTCTATACCTAATTGATGTGATATGATAGTTGCTGGAAATAAACCTCCACGGGGTATGCCATATACGCAATCAAACTTACTTTTAGATTGTTTGATTTTCTTTATCAATCTATTAATATAATATATATATTCGTCCCAGTCAAGTAAAAATTTACCTTTACCTCGACTTAGACTTCTTTGTCTGGCATTTTTCATTTTGAACCTTTAAATTCAATATTTCATCAAAACTATCAGACCAATTCTTTTTACAATAATCAGTTGTTACAAACCATTTAAGCCATCTACGATTAATTTCAGAAGTTTCAACACGAATATATTTAGGATTACGTTCTAATGTATGTCCAACAAAACCATCTTTGTTTTCGTATTTCTTTCCATTTTTAAACATAAAATATTTCTGATGATTATTATATTCTTTTTTGGTTAGAAAATCTTCATCAGTCCATTCACCATAAGTCTTTAAAAACTTTTTGCCGATATTAATTAACAATTCTTCATAAGTTCTACCATTAGCATCAACACCGTGATACAATTGCCATTCTCTTATGTCATGATATTTTGATAAGTCTTTACCATGAAAAACTACAAAAGACATTTCGCCCCAGTATTCAACATGGTCAAACTTCCATTTCTCACCATAAATAACTTCATAAGGAACATCAGCATATATTAATGCAGAGAAATCCTTTTCACCTGATTCTTTTAGTTCCTTATCAAAGTATTTTTTATACTTAGCATAATTCTTTTTATTATAAGGAATATGAATTCCATCCTTACCAGCCCAATGTGAATAACCATGTTTACAAACTTCTTGTAGACTATGCCACAATAATTGCTCAACTGTATAAACAAGTGAACATGAAGTTGCTGGGTGCTGATTAAGCTTCGACAATATGTTATTATATTTTTTACATATCTTTCTAGTAATCATATTACATCACCATTTTCCTTTATTTTTAGATCCTCATAATGTGCAAGTATTCTACGTTCAATTTCATTTGCACATTGTCTTAGTTCTCCAATGAAATTTTTATAGTTATTATAACTTGGTTCAACAGTATCTTGACAGAATTTATATAGAACATAGTTAAGTTTACCATCAGGTTTGACACCAGTATGTATCATATTACGAACAACCATATTCATTGTTGGTCTATCTTCTTTTTTAATATATGGCATATTAACTCCTTTCAATTATAATATAATATATTTCAATAGAAATGTCAAGTGATATGATTTGTTCTAGCAAAATATTTCATTATCAATAATGCTTTAGCACCAAATTTTTTATCTTTTTGTAATAGTAATTCTTTAACTTCTCCTTGATTCAATAAGAATTGTTCTATGTCTTCTGAAGCTTCTAAATTATTTATAGACAATTCTCCATTTGCTTTTACAAAAGCTATAGCAATACTTTCATCTGTAATACCAGGAGAATTAAAAACAAATGGAGTTACCTCATAAATTAACTCAAGGTCTAATCCAGTTTCTTCTTTTAGTTCTCTCCTAATACAATCTTCAACGGGCTCGTTTTCATCAATGAGTCCAGCAGGGAATCCCCATTCATAATCTTTAATGGAAACCCTAAACTCTTTTATGATACATATCTTATTATTATCAGTTTCAGATTCAACAATAGGAATAATCATAACTGCTTTAATATTATTGGGTCTACTAACCCAACTCCATTCTTTATGATTACCTTCATTATCTTCATATTGAGTTGAATGAAGCTGAAGATATTTAGATACATTTCTGCAATCGTCTTTCCAAATTTTCATCGGTATAATCCATTCTGTTTAATATATTTTATAACATTTTTATACATAATTTTTTGTTGTAAGTCATTATCATTGTTAGCAATAGCTTCTCTTGCTTGTGTGGATGAATAATCTTTTTTGTGTTTTTTAAATACAACAGTAGATGGATCCCATTTCAATTCTTCATCATTATAACCTTCACGTTGAAAAACTATAAAAGGAACAGTCTTTAAAAGATCTTCCCACTTATACCATTTATCAATTTCAATTGCACAATCCATTCCAATAATTACATAAAAGTTTATATGCTTATAAGATTCCATTAAACTTCTTATTGTATTATAAAATTTACCATCAGACTTCTTTTGAATTTCATGTAAACAAACCAACATATTATCTTTATGTTTTATTGAACGATAAATCATTTCTATCCTATGAAAAGAATCAGTAGATATTTTTCCAAGGTTATGAGAGAAACATGGCATAAACCAAACTTGATCAACCAAATCATATGATAAAACTGTTTCTGCAACTTCAACATGACTCTTAGTACAAGGGTTAAAAGATCCACCAAAAATACCTACACGTATCTTTTGTTTATTCTTCATTGAAAATATCTTTCCTATTAATTACAATAGGCCAGTTTCTTTTAAAATGTGTTGCTTTATATCTTTTGATAACTGGATGATTACTATATAGTTCTCTAAAATTAACAAAGCTTTCATAGTCTTCAAGTCTATTCTTATACTTCAACCAATCATCCCAAGTAAAACTATCTTGGTCTTTTGTTAACCAAGTTTTTAAAAGCAGATCAACTTCTTCATATGATTTTGCACCAAGTTGATCTAAATCTGAATTAGAAACACCAAGACCGTCTGTTGGATTTGCTTCAACACAAATTCCTAAAGATGTTATTTTGTCTTGATCTTTTAAACAACTATATTCATTAACAACAATCCATCTTGCAACTTCATATACCTCTGTTTTCCAAAGCTGTTGAATCATTCCATAATCTCCAACATCACCACAAAGCGTCCAGAAACCTAAATAATATTCAGTTAAGTTATCAGTTGAAAGAACTATTCCTTTTTTTACTTGTGCAAGATTATAAAGATAAATCATTCTTAATCTGGCTTTAATGTTACCTCTTCTTATCTTGTCGGCTTTAGAATCCCACTCGACACAATCATGTAAATCATCTGTCAATTGATAATAAGAATGTATAAGACTTTGATCTTCCAAGAAATCGTGACAAAAGGATTCTCCAACTAATTTTGCTCTTTCAATTTCGTCTTGTTTGTTTGACTCAATTGGAAGACTTCTACCAATAAGAGGAATATCCAATTCATCACAAACAGGTCTTGCTAATGCACAACATAAAGCTGAATCAATTCCACCAGAAACTCCAATGACTAAAGATTTTATATCATATTTAATAATATAATCCTTTAATTCTTTTTGGATATTTTTAACAACCAGTTCACAATTCATATTAATTTCTTACCAATCTTCTGAATGTGTTAAATCAAATTCTTCACCACAAGCACACTTAATAGTTTTAATACAACCAAGTCCTGTGGGTGTAAAACAATATGTAAATCTTCCACCAATTGCTCCCTGTTTCATTGGGTCTGCAAACGGGCAAGTTTTATTATGTTCTTCTTTCCAATCTTGCAGTTCTTTATTATCCATCCGAAATTGCATATTAGTTCCTTATGGCAATATGATTCCACTATCGGTTTTCTTTGCAGCTATTGGTGGTTGACCACCCTGAATAACCTGAACTACTTGCTGTACATTATGATGAAGAACATTCATATTATTTGCAATGACATTAACCATCTGAGCTAATCCACCCATATCATTACCAATGAAATCAATTGCCTCAAGCAATTCACCTTTAGTAACAGTTTCATCGGGATTCTCACTAAGCTTCTTATGGAAAGCTTCATATGCTTTTTTATGTTCTTCCATTGCTTTTTTCATTTCTTCTTCAGTCATCTGTTTCTGTTCTTGTTTACTCATAGTTTGCTCCTAACTAGATTAAAATTATCTGGTAATGTATTCATTTTATCTTTTACTTGTTCCCAAGAATATGGGTAAAAATTATTAGTATCTACTCCACAATCAAAACTTTTACCCCAAGGTTCTAACATTCCATGCGAGTGGCCATAAAGCGAAAAAGCATTATAATGAGATTTGTGCCATATCCTCATAGAACAATGAGATAAAGTTATATTTATTCCTTCTATTTTGGTATTTAATAATTGATTATATGAAGCAAATAAATGTTTACAGTTTTTAGTATTTTTATCATGAGAACCTAATATTAAATGAATATTGCCATTTAATCTTCTTAAATGTTTTTGAACGTCACCAAAAGCAAAATCACCTAAATGATATACTATATCATTTTTTCTGACTACAGAATTCCAATTTGTAATAATAACCTCATCGTGTTCTTCTATAGAACTAAACGGTCTATTACAATATTTAATTATATTTCGGTGTGAAAAGTGCGTATCGGCTGTAAAATATATCATAATTGTTTTCTCAATTTCCACAGGCTAATATTTAATTTTCTACTGGCTTCTCTTAGCGATCCATATTCTATACCGTTTATAACTATTTGTATTGATTTTGGGTGTTCTTTTCCGGGTTTAAATGACGTTTTTAATTTTTTTCCATATAAATAATGTTCTTTTCCTCTATGATAATATCTATTAGCTATTTTCTTTTTTGAATCTTTTGAATGATGTTTTCCATAAAAGGGATTATTTTTTCCTAAAATATTTGGTCTTGGCCCCTTTAAGTTTTCAATATGTTTTTTTGATTTTGGTTTCCCTAATAAAGCCATTTTAATTTTTTGTTTATGAGTTTCTGATAAACTATCAACTCCATAACTTCCCAATCTCAAATTATAACCAATATTTGGATTAATAGATTTTAATTTTTTAATCCAATAAATTTCTCTTTCATCAACTCCAGATATACAATGTTCAAGTATCTCTCTTTTAAAATTTTCTTTACCATATTTTTTAATATCTTCATTCAATTTAGATCCAGAACCTAAATATCCATCATCTGCACTACTATAATGTTTACCTACATAAATCTTTCCATTAACTAGATTTGTTGTTTTGTAAATAATACTCATAAGATACCCCCGATTAAGGTTTAAGTTGGAGATACCGGATAATCCTAAATCGGATAGGAAAGGTGATCAAACCCTGTCTCCAAGTATCCTATAAGTATTTATTATTTTAAACCAATCCGAAGTGAACCAATAATTCATCATCAATCTTTCTATCTGGATTTCTATCTTTAATTATTTTAAAACTGGAAAATTCTGCTTCTTTTAATTCATGTGTTATATATTTATCACATATATGTAACAGTCGAGTACTAATTCTACCTGGTCGTGAATTATAAAGATCTGATGGACATACAAAAATTAATTCTTCATCGTTTTCACGAGCTTCTTCTCTTAATTTATATAAAGCTAAATCAAAATCTTTTACTAAAATATTTTTTAAATCATCCCAAGTGACTATCATATTAACGACAACGACATATACTATAACATTTACTAGAAGTTTCCCAACCTAAATATCTACACCCATTACTATAAGTATGAATAAAAGCCGAGTCACCAATACCAACATCAACTAAAGTATATAGTATAAAAAATCTCTTATCAGTCTTAATCTGCATTTTAACAGGCTCATTCCATGAAGTCGGAACAACACTAGCATCTTTTATTATTCCAACATATTCCTTATTAACCATTATGGGTTGTTCAGAACAACCAATCAAAAACAATGCTACAACTAACAATATCAATTTCTTCATAATTACCTCAATCCATAGAAATAGAGTAAAGCCGCCCAGCCAGAGGGCAACATATTTGGAGCTTCTTTTAATTCTTTACCATATTTAATTGCCATTTCTAACATAAACTTTGCATGAAAGAAAGCTTCCAACAAAGGTCTTGTATTCTTTTCCCAATGTTTGCCATGAGAAAGATGCTTATGGTTGGTTCCGTTTTTAAATATTTCCATAAAGGTTTCATTAAACTTTGTATCTTTAGGAGCTAAAGATTTTAACACATCAACAATCTTAATAGTTAGGTTTTGAATGTAATAGACCTTAGCTGAATAATGATAAAACCTATAGATACTATCTTCATAATTCCAATGACTGTTAATATCATCCCATAAATTATCTAAATCAGATAATCTATTTTGGATATTAGTTAACAGTTCTTGATTGCGTTTGGCTAATTCTTCAAAGTAGTTATTGTTCATTATTAAAAAACACATTTAACAAAGTGGCAACCGGCATCTTTCATTTCTTGAATAGATGTTTCTGTATTTTTTTCATCAACACCAGCGATGGCATTCTCAAAAATATATACATCAATATTTCTTTTACGGAGTCCAAGTGCCGCGGCCTTAATACATACATCTGCGGCTACTCCTGCCAGCCATACTTCTGTAACCTTCTTATCTTTCAACCACTTATCAATATCTTTGTTGCCAAGTTTTCCATCGAATACATCATAAGTTTTCTTATCAAAGTAAACAGCCTTTTTAGTTTTAGTCTTAGCTTCTGGAATAAGTTCAGCGCCTGGCGTATCTGTGATACAATGAGGTGGAAATGTTTTAAATTCGGGGTCAGAACTATCATGTTGGTCTTGTGTAAAGAAAATATCACATTTGCGCTGTACTGCAAAACTAACAAGGTTCTTTATATTTTTCTTAATGCTTGTCGCATTAGGAACATATAAATTTCCATTTTCATTCATAAAGTCATTCTGCACGTCTATGAAACCAAACACTCTGTTCATACGAACCCCTTTCAAATTGTTATATTTCTATATATAATATAATTCTTTTTAAACGAAAAGTCAAGTCTTTTAGTTTAGTTATATTTTTAGATCATCAATTATCTTTTGTTGTTTTTCCATTTCAATTTCTGTTCTCTCTCTAGCCTGTTCGTTTCTCATATTTTCATATCTTGTTTCTAATTCTTGTAGCTTTGCTGTAGCTATTGCCATTTTAAAGATATTAGCTAAGATAGCCATCGATTCTTTCTGCTTAACATTTTGTAGTAAATATAATAACATATCAAAAAACTTTACATATGTTAGTCTTTTACTTTTAAGCGATACAATTATATTTGCAACTATTCTTTTTTGAACCGTTGCAAACCTTAAATTAACCTCAAGTTTCAAAAGATATTCTAAGAAGTCTTTTATATGTTCTTCTTTTGGTTTTAATGTTCTTGATACTCTTGGTATTTGCATTTATTACATTCCTATCATTTTAAAGAAATCTTCCTCACTAATGATTCTAATTCCTAGTTGATTTGCTTTCTTAGTCTTTGAAGATGTTGAACTAGGATCTGCTTGAATTAATCCAGATACACCCTTCTTAACCGTCTTTTCACAAGAACCACCGTTCTCATAAACCAATTCCTGCAACATGTTTCTTGTGTACCTGTTTCCGTTTTCATCGATTCTCTGAACTGCACCAGTAAATACAAAAACTTCTCCATCCAATTGACTTGAACTCACTTCAACCTCCTTAGGTTTTTCAACACCTTTTATTGTGATAACTTCCAATAATTTTTTAATTGTAGTTTTCTTTTTGGACAATCCATAAACAATTTCTTCTGCAACTCTATCACCAATTCCTTTAATACGGACAAGTTCTTCCTCACCTATATTTAACATTTTATCCAGAGTATCAATTCCATTTTCAATCAATAATTCTGCTCTAGACTTTGAAAAATTAGGAATGTTTAATCCATCAATGAAGGTTGCTAAATCTATTTCTTTCTTGTCATTAAAGTTCTTAATAATCTTCTTAGCTGACTTAGTTCCCATGCCCTGAAGATTTGCTATTCTGTTTTCATCAAGTCGATAGAAATCTGAAGGGTCATAGACTATTTCAGCATTTTCAAACAATTCAATAGTCTTTATACTTATTGCATCAATGTCAAGTGCATCAACCCATTTCTGAAGATTGCCTATCCTTAATCCTTTACATTCAGTATTTTCACACATTAAATAAGTTCCGTCGTTATTTAATTCTTCATTACACATTGGACACCATAAAGGCGGTTTGAAATATTTTTTATTCTCCATAAACTATTCCCTTCTTTTCAAATATAATTTAAACTCTTTTTCTGTTTTTCCTTTTTTACTAAACTAATTTTATGTTTTTTAAGATGCGCGTTAATTATTTGTTTAAATTTTTGACCACAAATTTTACATCTAACAAAATTTTGATTCATAAAACCTCCACATTAGGTTAATAGCAGGAAGCATAAAGTAATCCTTATGTGGAAAGGAAACGGAATGATCGCTAGTCCTTTATACTCCCTATTATTTATAATTTTACTCAATAATTTTTTCAATTTGTGGTATAACATCTCCACGTCTAGAAATTAAAACTTTTGCATTTTTATAAGGTTTAAGTTCATTAAAAACTTTTAAATTATGTAATGATGCTTTTGTTACTACTACACCACCAACTTTAACGGGTTTAAGTATAGCAACTGGTGTAATTCTACCACTAGATCCAGTCTGCCATTCTATATTTTCTAAAATAGTTTCAGCCTTCATTGCACCGAATTTCCAGGCTATATGTGCCTTTGGATTTCCATTAAGTTCACCCAAAATTTTTTGTAATTTAACATTATTGCATTTTACTACGAGACCATCTATATCATATTTAGTTTGTGCCCTTAAATGGTCTTCATAATCATTATAAACATTAACAGCATCATTAACTGTTACTTTTTTATAATAACATGTTTTAATATTATTATCTTTTAACCATTGTAGTTTTTGTTCTTCAGTTTCCCAATCACCTGTAATATCATAATACAATACTGTAAGGTATTCTGAATTAGTTCCATCATATCGTTTTGATATACCACTAGCTGCATTTCTTGGATTCTTCATTTCTTTTTCACATCGTTCCATCAAAATGAAGTTTAGTTTCTCAAAATCAGAAACAAGCATTATAATTTCTCCACGAAGGGAACCTGTAAAATTTTTAATGTTACCCAACACATTCTTCATTTTCCTAACATTGTTGAGTATATTTTCACCTTCAATTCCATCTCCACGGGTAATTGCCTTAACTAATTTGCCGTTTTCATACTCAAGGTCAACGCTAATTCCATCCAATTTATCCATGATTATATAGTGCGAATCTCCGATGGTATCAGACCATTTGATAAATTCTTCTTGCGTATTTACCTTATTTAGGGAACACATGGGGATTTTATGGGTAGCCTTCTCCCATTCTGTGACACCAACTTTAGCTCCGATGCGATTAACGAAATCATCTGTGGGAAATCTTTCAGCATATATTTTAGTAGCTTCGTCAAACTCTTGGTCTGACATGGTTGGTTCTGATTTGTTATAATAGTGGTCGCTAGCTTCAAGTAGCATTTTTTTGAGGTCTTCTTGTTTCATATGTCTAAACACATCATATAAATTTATTACCGACATCATCTACAACTCCTTAATTTTTACAGTTATAATATTCCTATGTGTGCCATATTCCTAATCAGTAATATTGCCCATATAGGAATATAGAATATTGACCATATAATAATATAATAGTTTATTGTTGAAATGTCAAGGGAAAAATAAAGAAGGATGTAACCCTCTCGTGAGTTAGGTTACATCCCATCTATGAATAACGCTCCGATGTCTATTACTCGTTGCGTAGTTCTTATCTTATCTCCATCGTTTTTGGTGATGCTGAAAGACTAAAACTAAAATTTTGGTCTAAGGTTAAGAAAGGTTTCTCACAGGGTCCACCTTTTCCCCCAAATTCTACATGATTACATCTATGAGCAGTTATCTGAGCTTTAGCTTTGGGTCCTATTAAACTTTTAATTGCATTAAATACTGCACTAGTATTGTTTTCATCCTCGTAAACTGCATCAATATAAACTCCTGTTGATACTTCTTTTATTTTATTACTACCAAGAACTTGTGTTTTCAATGCTGGTTTAGATTGTTTAGTATCAGTTACAATATCAGTTGATGTATTCAAAATATTTTCAAGTTGAGAAAGTTTATTTTCTCCTTCAACATATCCTGTTATTCTTATTACTGCCATTTTTATTTTTCTTCGGAAATTACTTTATTAATACTACTTAATATGGTATTTTTAACAGCGCTTGTACTTTCAATTCTGATGTCATTATCTTCGTTGGGAAGATATTTCATATTTGCCGCTACCTCACTAACAACATCTTCTATATCTTGGTTATCGCGGTGGCTGATTGTCATTTTGATTTCAACATTGGATGTGGTAAGTTTCATATTAATACATCTCTGAAGCTGGTGTTCCGTAGTCTTCGTCTGTTCCGTAACCTGCTGAAGCTAATGTATCGGCATCTGCTTCTACATCGCTCATATCAACAGGCTCATCATATTCTTCCTCTGCGCTAGATTCAATATAGCTTTTAAGAGCTGAAAGAATATTATAGTCATCATCAAAGACTTGTGGGTTAGCTGATTTCATATCACTAACAAAATCTGCTATAATACTTTTAACATCACCCATCATTTCTTCAAGAGTGTTTTTCTTTTCTGTTTCCTTAGAGAGGTCTACGACTTCTTCAGGACCATCTTTTAAATTGAGATTAAGGTTTTCTTCTTGCGATAAACCTTCTTTTAAATATTTTTCGAAACTCATATTAAATATCCTCTATTTCATATGCATTTAAATCCCAAATAAATTCTTTAATAGTTAAACCATGCTGTTCTAAAATTTTATTAATATCTTTTCTCATATTTATCATAAAAGCTTTTTGTTCTGGAGTTGGTTTATAATTTTTCATCGTTTGTCCAGTAACGCCGCGACCCATAAAAGCTTTTGTAAACCTATGTTCTTTTGGTCTAATTCGCATGGTAATATCATATTCTGCCACTTCTTCATTTGGATTTATATCTGAGTATATATTTTCTTTTAAATATTTTTCGAAACTCATATTAATAGCCCCCTTCTTTATCTAGCTTATCACTTTTCTGATAAGTCATATGGTCTGGATTAGTTTTAATATCTTCTGGTTTTTCATAGACATCAAAAGTTTCTTCGTTGTCATTAAGTTTTGTATAGGCCATTTCCATTGAGGTCTGGTCTTCTTTGAGTTCTTCTCTTGTGAAGATAAATCTGTTATAAATCTTTTCTTCGCCTTCATCATTTGAAACATCATAGTTCTTATCTCTATCTTCAGTTATAGCAGATTCGTCTATAAAATTATAATCTTTAATTTTCTTCGCTAACGCTTTAGCAATATTATTATAGGCAGGATATTTTTCGGATGCTCTCCAGTAGAACTTAGTTGGGTTTTTAAGTTCAACCCATTCTGAAAGAGCCTCAACAAAAGCATTTTCAACTTCTTTTGTTTCTTCTATGGTTTCGGTATTGCCTAACCATTTCTTACGGAGTTGAAGTTTCCATGCACCGTCATCATATTCTGTACCTTCTGATTCAGCTATACATGAATATGTTGTTCCACCAACTTTAAAATAAATTTCGAACCCACCTTTCGCTCTATCAAACCAGACATTACATCTGCCCATTCTCATGTTTGGTGATTCTAATTCTTCTGTAAGATACTTTTGAAAACTCATGTTGACTCCTTTAAAAATTAAAAGCTTATAACACTCTTTATTATATTTATAATATTATATTTCAAGAAAATCAGCTAATCCCTTTTTTTGTCCGGTTTTTACAGGTTCTTTTTCAGGTTCATCCTCATGGAAACCAAACATATCTTTAACGTAATCAGCTGGTAACCTATTTTTATCCTTAGATTTAAGGCTTTTAAACACATCTGGATCTTTATCAATTGCCATTCTCATTATATCAATATCAGGATCTTCTATATAAGTAACTGCATATGGATCAGCCTTAACAGCGGCTTGTTGAACTTCTCTTGGTGGATCTTTAATATTTTTAATTCCTAATGGCGATTTAGTAACTGCTCTAAGCATATCTTCTATTTCGACTTTTGCTCTTTCACTTTCAGCAGTTTTACCATAAACATCTTTAACATAAGCTGCCCAAGGACCTCTTAAATCTTGACTAATTCTAGTAAGACCTTTATATGGATTATCAAAATAAAATGACATTGGATTACTAATATATCTTTTATCATCTAGTATTTTTTTAATCCTAAATGAATCCAACTCTTTATTCTTTGTAAATATTGAACCTGTATTATGTTCTAAATCAAATACATAATCCAAATATTCAAACTGTTTACGCTGGTTTACATTAGGAACATCTAATGCTTGAATAGCTGATTCCGCTATATTCTTCCACGCACTTCCACCATATTGATCGCTTATCCAACCACTTCCATCTGCAAATGCAAACTTAGCAAACTCAAATAAATCAAAAGGTCTATATCCATATTTCTTCATAAATTCTTTTGTCATTTCATAAACATCTTTATAACCTTGTGCATAACTTACTTTATGTGGTTCCAATATAAGTTTATCCGATGATGTTCTCTTGTCTGGGTCTGCAAAATATTTAACATAATCCAAGAAAAATTTCTTTACTCTATCTCCACCTTTTAACCATTTTGGTGGCTCACCTTCTAATGCTGATGGTTTTCTAAAATGTAAATAGTGCGCGATTTCAGCTGATATTGCTAATTTTAAATTATATAAAAGTTCTTTATACCAATAATCTATAATGGTTTTTTGTGCATCCTTTAAAGCATAAGCTAGATCTTCATCTCTTAAAGAATCTGGATTTATAACAGACAATGCATAAAAATCATACATGGCAGAATAAAAGTCTTCTGGTTTATAATGCCAGTTAGAAAAAAGTTCTTTAAGATAATAATCTTTAAATCTCATTTTTTATTCTCCATATATTTTTTATCTGTTCTTCTAACTATTTTATAACCTTTTGTATATAAATAATTTATTATATTGCAAGATTCTTTAAATGCTGGATCTTGATTGTTAACTGCATATAACAAATCAACTTCGGCATTTTTAATAGCATCTATCATTATATTTCTAGTTTCTTCTATAATTTGAAGATCTATATCATCACTTTTACTTTCAAGTATTTCATTTTCTTTCAGTTGTAAAAAATCTTTAAATCTCATTTTTTATTCTCCATTCTCTTTTGACCTACTTTACCAAAATAACTTATTCCGTTTGCTAATGAATAAAGAACTATAACACTTTGTGGAATAGTTTGTATTGCTCCTTTACTTAAACACAATCCCGTCCAAACTCCCCAGAAACAAAGATTAGAAAGTACAACACAAGTTAAGAAACCAAACCTTACAGATGACCAATGTTCTCCACCATTCTTAAACATTGATGATAGTCTATGCAATAATGTATCGATAAATTGTTTCATATTTATATCCTTTACATAAATAAGTCTTTTATTTTTGACCAATTTGTTTTTGGTTGTTGTGGTGTTGATTTAGCTTTTTTAACTTTTGTTTGTAAAGTTTTTATAGTATCAACAGAATCGGATTTGATTTCCATTGAGTACGAAATACTTAAAAAAATTAAAGTAATTATAAGTATTATTTTTTTCATTTTGTAAATTTTCCTTTTAATTTTTTAGCTTCTTCTAGTGCTATTTTATATTCTTCATTTGTTGGAAACCTTTCGGTTAATCTTTTAATAGCATTTACAATCATCTTTTTATTTTCTTCATCTAGAAAACCACGACCAATCATAGTATAATAAAAACCATTTAAGATTTCATCAGAAGATAAATTACTATTATTAACTTCATCTAATTCTTTATCGGTTGGATCTCTGTATATAGTTTCATTAAATATACTAGGTTTGCTATTAATGTTTTCTTTTAAATATTGTTTAAAGCTCATGATTCTTTCCAATCCTTAACTAGTTGTTCTATAGTTTCCATATCGTCTAATGGTATTTCATTATCCATAACATAATCAGTTACGTCTTTAATAATGTCGCCCATTTTCGGTCCTGGTTTTATATCCGGGCGGATCCGCATAATCAATTTACCATTGATAACTTTTCTAACAGCATCAACTGCGTCTTTACCTTTTGACCATTCTTTAATCTTATTTATCTTTTCTTGTATTTCATTCCACTCTTTCTGGTCATATAAACTTCCTCTTGCTTTAGTATCTGCCAATGCAACTTGTTGTAACACATCAAAATATGGAGATTTCAATAATTGTGCAATGGTCGAGTTACTCATCTTTGGAATATTAAAATAGTTCATATGATTACTAGCCGCAAAAATTAAAGCGTCTTTCATCTTATTTTGTAGTTTAAGTCTGTCTGCAATTTTTTCCAATATGCGTTTTGACTCTCCTTCATGACCATGATATGTATGAGTTCCTTTTTCTGTATCAAACTTATATGTTTCTGGTTTACCAACATCATGTAAAAGTATAGCCATATTAACTGTTGGGTCATTTCCTTTGTAAGTTCTAAGAGCTGCAATTGTGTGTTGAATGACGTTGCCTTCTGGATGGTGAGCAGGTGTATGCTGAAACCCTTCCATAACATCAATCTCTGGAAGAATGTATTGTAATAGTCCAACATCTTTCATCATTAAGATGGCATCAGCAAATTTAGTTCCCGGTTCTTTAGCCATCTTTAAAACTTCTTTCATTATTCTTTCGGCGGCTTGACCCTTAATTTTATCAGACTGTGATTGAATTGCTTTAAAAGTTTCTGGCTCTACATTAAATCCCATACGAGAGGCAAAACGAATTGCTCTAAGCATTCTAATATAATCTTCTGTAAATCTTTCTTCTGGATTACCAACAGTTCTAAGAACTTTATCTTTAATATCTTTCTTACCATCAAAATAGTCTAGAATATTTCCATCTCTATCTATTGCCATTGCATTAATTGTAAAATCTCTACGAGCAGCGTCATCTTTAAAGTCTGGAACTATTGTTACTTTATCCGGATGTCTGCCATCAGTATACGTTCCATCTGAACGAAAATTAGAAATTTCAAAATTATAACCTTTATATTCTACAACCACAATACCAAATTCTTTATTTCTTCCGATGTCATGTGATGGAAATAATCTATCGACAGTTTCCATAGGAACATTGGTTGCTATATCAACATCATCGAAATCTTTTCCTAATATAATATCTCTGACTGCACCACCAACGATATAGTTCTTTGAATCTGGTTTAGCTTTCTTTAGTTTATCTAATATTTCAACACCTGCTTTAAGTGGTGGAGTTTTTTCAACGTATTCTTCCCAGTCACCAAAGCGATCTTCGTCTTCAATATAGCCTTCTTTAAAAATATAAAATTCTTTAAATCTCATTTTTATTCCTTAAAAAATAAATTTATTTACTAGTGTATATCTAATATTAAAGATACCAAACAATATTTGAATCTCTTTAAGACATTCATTCATTCCACCACCACATAAAAGACAGTTATTAAAATCTCTTTTTAGTTCAGCTATATTTATATCTGGATTCCATATTGTTATACCTTCATCTTCTATAGCTTCAAATCCATTATTATAATCTTCTTCTGATAATATATTCTTCCATTGATCTAAAGGTACATCTCTACTATCAGTAATTTTATTATTATACATATATCTTAAAGTTTGTTTAACTCCATTTTCACTAATACCATGATCTAAAAAGTCACGAAAGAATGAATAACCTTTATCATAAAAATCAACATTATTCCAATCCCAATCAGTATAAAGACTTTCATTGTATTCTGCAAGCCAGCTTCTAATAACATCAGGTGAATCCTCACTTGCTATTGTTTCGGGGCCATTATAGAAATATAATATATTTTTCTTGATACTAGTTAAAAAATCTCCAAATTCTGTTAGGTCAAACTTAATATTATCTTTATATAAAGGTTGCACATCAACAACGACTAGGCTACGAAATGTGCTTCCCATACGTTCATTTAGATAATATTCTTTGAATCTCATTATTTACCGCGTCTCTTTTCTAACCAGTTAGAATACGACATATAGTCTTTTAAAAGTGTTATAACATCATTATATGTTTTAAGTTCGTTTAAATCTTTTATCTTTGCATATTTGCTTCTTTTGGTAAGGAAAAGTATTTGTTTAGGTAAAACCATCCAGTATCTTTGTATATCAAATATTATTTCTTCTTCACCACCAACAGGCGGAAGTTCATTATTATATTCCTTATATGTTTGATGAATCTTATCAAGAACATCGTTATATTCTTCTTCATTCTCAATATCTTTTATAGGTGTAGTTAAATCTCCCATATTTAATTCTTTTGGGCTTTTATCCGATAAGATTGCAATATCATTTGTAATTGGTGATACAAAAGACTTAAATGGTTTAATTGGAACCATAATTCCTGGATTTCCAAAAACAGAAAAGGTATGTAATTTGTAAGTTGCAAATGCTGGTTTTCTAATTCCTAACTTTCTTCTCACCATATCGGCTGCTAATTGATTTCGACCAACTAAAAAACTACCACGAAATACAACATCACCATCGACTTCTTTCCTATCATTAATAACTTCTACAGCAGGCCACGGCCCTCTATTTACAGAAAAGGATCTCCACACAATATCCTTATTTGATAAATCAAGACTATTAATATCATTAATTATCAATGGCAAACTATCGGTCAGCTTGCCTCGTTCTGGATAGACTATATCTTCTGATAAATAATAATCTTTAAATCTCATATACTTATACCTCTTATATATTTATATTTATTAGTTTAACATCATAACACGATTATTTAAGGATACTACAGCACCTGAACTAGAACTTGATTCAGAAGACTCTGAACTGCTAGATTCAGATGAACTACTAGACTCTGAACTTGAGCTTTCAGATGATGAGCTAGATTCACTAGAACTAGATGATGAACTTGACTCGGATGATGATGAGCTAGATTCTGATGATGAACTTTCAGATGAACTGCTTGATTCGGAAGAAGATTCTTGTGCCAGTTCTAAATAAAGTTTACTTATATAAAATTCATGAAACTGACTTCCAGTAGATTCATGATCTATTCTTAATATAATATCTCCAGCACTTAAATAATCAGAAGAATCTAAAAGACTAAATGCTGAAGTGTATGGAGAACTAGCATCTGGAAAATCTGTAGTTGCACTTGTTACATCATCCCATTGTGATAGAGTATAATTCCATTGTTTCAATTTTACATTATGTGATGGGCTTCCATCATAATATCCAGTAAAGTTTAAAATAATATCAGTAGATGGTACATCATCATATTCACCATATTTAAAATCATATACAAAACCTGGAGTACCACTAGTTTCACCCAATACTAAATTATTACTGCTACTTTCTTTATATACGTCTGATAATTGACCAGCCAGTATACTACCAACTACAACATTTAAGGATGAAGGATTCCACCAATTATCAGCCTCACTACTACTAGATTCAGAACTTGAGCTCGACTCACTAGAACTTGACTCTGAACTTGAACTTGATTCAGATGATGAGCTTTCTGACGAACTTGATGATTCTGAACTTGAACTTTCCGATGATGAGCTAGATTCACTAGAGCTACTAGACTCCGAACTTGAACTTTCAGATGATGAGCTAGATTCACTAGAGCTAGATTCTGATGAACTGCTTGACTCACTTGAACTTGATTCAGATGAAGAACTTGACTCACTAGAACTCGACTCAGACGAACTTGACGATTCAGAACTACTTGATTCCGAACTAGAACTCTCTGATGAACTTGACGACTCAGAACTAGAAGATTCAGACGATGAACTAGACTCTGATGAACTAGAACTTGACTCAGATGAAGAACTTGACTCAGATGAACTAGATGATTCAGAACTAGAACTTTCCGATGAAGAACTTGATTCACTTGAACTGCTACTAGATTCGGAACTTGAACTTGACTCAGATGAGCTACTCGACTCAGATGAGCTACTACTTGATTCACTTGAACTAGATGACTCAGATGAGCTACTACTTGATTCACTTGAACTAGATGACTCAGATGAGCTACTTGATTCAGATGAACTAGAAGAAGAACTTTCAGAACTAGAACTTGAAGATTCACTACTACTACTTGACTCAGACGAACTACTACTTGATGACTCTGAACTTGAGCTAGACTCTGAACTTGAGCTACTAGATTCCGATGAAGAACTAGATTCCGATGAAGAACTAGAACTAGATTCGCTTGAGCTACTTGACTCCGATGATGAACTAGACTCAGAGGAGCTAGAACTAGATTCACTTGAGCTAGATGATTCTGATGATGAGCTTGACTCAGAGGAACTAGAACTTGATTCTGAACTACTACTTGACTCACTTGAACTGCTAGATTCAGATGAGGAACTAGATGATTCAGAACTAGAACTTGACTCACTAGAACTACTTGATTCTGAACTTGAGCTACTAGATTCACTAGAACTACTTGATTCACTTGAACTAGATGACGAACTTTCAGAACTAGAACTAGACTCACTTGAGCTACTGCTTGATTCTGAACTGCTACTTGATTCAGAGGAACTAGAACTTGATGATTCTGAACTACTACTTGACTCAGAACTAGAACTAGAACTTTCTGATGAACTACTTGACTCAGATGATGAACTTGACTCAGAGCTAGAACTCGATGATTCTGAACTGCTACTCGACTCACTTGAACTTGATGATGAACTTTCTGAACTTGAGCTTGATTCACTTGAGCTACTGCTTGACTCGGAAGAACTTGACGATTCAGAACTACTGCTTGACTCAGAACTGGAACTAGAACTTTCCGAACTGCTAGAAGATTCTGATGAACTTGATGATGAACTTTCTGAACTTGAGCTTGATTCACTTGAGCTACTGCTTGACTCAGAAGAACTTGACGATTCAGAAGAGCTAGAAGATTCACTACTTGAACTTGATTCAGAGGAACTACTGCTAGATTCCGATGAAGAACTAGATTCCGATGAAGAACTAGAACTAGATTCTGATGAACTACTAGATTCACTTGAACTGCTACTAGATTCTGATGAACTGCTTGATTCGGATGAAGAACTAGATTCTGATGAACTTGAGCTTGACTCTGATGATGAACTTGACTCACTAGAGCTAGATGATGAACTCTCCGATGATGAGCTTGACTCAGATGAACTAGAACTCGATTCACTAGAACTGCTTGATTCTGAACTTGAGCTAGATGACTCAGATGATGAACTTGATTCTGATGAAGAACTTGATTCACTTGAACTAGAACTTGACTCCGATGATGAACTAGACTCACTCGAGCTACTACTTGATGATTCAGAACTACTACTAGACTCACTTGAGCTACTACTTGATTCCGATGAACTTGATGACTCAGATGAAGAACTAGAACTCGACTCACTTGAGCTAGATGATTCTGATGAACTAGATGATGAACTTTCCGAACTAGAGCTAGATTCTGAACTTGAACTAGAAGATTCCGAACTACTACTAGACTCACTTGAGCTACTGCTTGATGATTCACTGGAGCTACTTGATTCGCTAGAACTAGAACTTGATTCAGAACTACTGCTAGATTCTGAACTAGAACTTGACTCTGAACTTGAACTACTAGATTCAGATGATGAACTTGACTCAGAACTAGAACTACTACTTGATTCAGATGAAGAACTAGACTCACTTGAGCTACTACTTGATTCACTAGAGCTAGACGATTCTGATGAAGAGCTTGAGCTAGACTCAGAAGAACTAGAAGATTCCGAACTACTACTAGATGATTCACTTGAGCTAGATGACTCTGATGATGAACTAGAACTTGATTCAGAAGAACTAGAAGATTCAGATGAGGAACTAGATGATTCAGAACTAGAACTTGACTCACTAGAACTACTTGATTCTGAACTTGAACTTGATGACTCAGAAGAACTACTAGACTCCGATGAGCTTGATGATGAACTTTCTGAACTTGAGCTTGACTCAGAACTAGAACTACTTGACTCACTTGAGCTAGATGACTCTGATGATGAACTAGAACTTGACTCACTAGAACTACTTGACTCAGAGCTAGAACTTGAAGATTCCGATGAACTACTTGATTCAGAACTACTACTTGACTCTGATGAAGAACTTGATGATTCAGAACTACTACTTGATTCAGATGAACTAGAACTTGACGACTCAGAAGAACTACTTGACTCCGATGAGCTAGAACTCGATTCTGATGAAGAACTTGATTCAGAACTACTACTTGACTCAGAAGAACTAGAACTTGACTCGCTAGAGCTACTAGATTCACTAGAACTTGATGATGAACTTTCAGAACTAGAACTAGACTCAGAAGAACTAGAACTTGATTCAGAACTACTACTTGACTCACTAGAACTACTTGACTCAGAACTTGAGCTACTTGATTCTGATGAGCTAGATGATTCTGATGAAGAACTAGAACTTGATTCACTTGAGCTAGATGATTCTGATGAACTAGAACTCGATTCTGATGAACTACTTGACTCTGATGAACTAGAAGATTCACTACTTGAACTTGATGATTCAGAACTAGAGCTTGACTCGGAAGAACTAGATGACGAACTTTCAGAACTAGAACTAGACTCACTTGAGCTACTGCTTGATTCTGAACTGCTACTTGATTCTGAACTTGAACTTGATTCTGATGAGCTACTGCTTGACTCAGATGAGCTACTTGATTCAGATGAACTAGAAGAAGAACTTTCAGAACTAGAGCTTGACTCAGAACTAGAGCTACTCGATTGACTAGAACTTGATGACTCAGAGGAACTACTAGATTCAGACGAGCTAGAACTTGATTCTGATGAAGAACTAGATTCCGAACTGCTACTTGACTCAGAAGAACTAGAACTTGACTCGGAACTACTGCTAGATTCACTAGAACTAGATGAAGATGATTCGGAACTAGAACTTGATTCAGAACTACTGCTTGAACTTGACTCACTAGAACTGCTTGACTCCGATGACGAGCTTGATGACTCAGAAGAGCTACTTGATTCTGATGAAGAACTCGATGAACTCGATTCACTCGAACTTGACTCGCTTGAACTTGATTCAGATGAAGAACTTGACGAACTTGACTCGCTTGAACTTGATTCAGATGAAGAACTTGACGAACTCGATTCAGAACTTGAAGAATCTGCTGAAGCAATTTCAGGTCCTCCCTCGCTTACAAATGTCGGGCCACCACCAGCAGTAAAATTACCACCACTACCCATATTAGTGGTTCCCTGCGCTTCAATATAAACAATAGGGGAATAACCACTTCCTGCGGTTGCAGGGGCTTTACCACTTAAATAGAAAAGGTCTCTGTTTGAAGATTGGGAAAGGTCAATATATGTACCATGTATCTCCCATATTTCAGAAAGAGAACCTTTGAAGTCCTTTGTTACATTCGGAGCAGTACCAATGGAGTAGTTAATATATTTAAGGTCAATGGTATCATTTGTATATGTGATGACGTTTAGCTCATCAACACCATCAACATACAGATGCCGTTTGCTTGTGTCAGACATATCCACTGAAAACATGAAGTGATGCCATGCAGTATCAGTAAATGTGGATGTGCTTTTTAATTGAAGAATAGTACTACCAGAGGAATTTTTACCTATAATCTCTATTTTATCATCTGTTTGAAGTGATACAATTCCTCTTGCATTGTTACCGCATAGACGTGCCAAAACACCATGATTACCATCACGCTTAAACCACAAAGATACAGTCCACAGCTTACTATCAGCATCACCTGTAAGAGTACCACCCCTTACATACCTATCATTTACACCATCGTAATATACTGTATCTTTGAAAGCCATAGAATCTATCCTATATAAGAATAGTTTTAATTAAATAATAATTTACTTGACTGTTACTTTGTAAATGTTAAAGTTACAGCAAGTCCATTTGGAGGAGTTACGTTGACAGAATCTACATCAATATACAGTTGGTCTCCAGTATTAACATCATCATTAGAAGTATCTATTACTCCATCTCTAGCAAAATATTCACCATTTGATAATGTAATAGGAGTGGATAACATATCTACATCAGAACCACTTCTTTTTCTACGAATTTGTATATCTGTAGTACTTCCACCAGAACCCGCATCATATACAGTTGCTACTGCATCTGTCAATTTCCACCCATTAATTTCTAATGGAACTCCGAATGCAATAGTACCATTTCCAGTTGAAATAGCCTGTGTAGACTCAAAAGGAGTTATACAAACAGATTTTGTATGAGTATGGTCGTCTAATGTATCAAAAGATTTTTGAATAGTATTATCGGCCGATGTAAGAATATCATCAAAATTATTTGTATCTACACTAGCTGATTTTGCTCTACTAGTTATTAATCTAATGGTATCATTTTCACCAAGACCGCCACCAAGAAATCCACTTTTAACGGTCATCAAATTCTGTTCAATAAAACTTAAAAATTCTCTTTTAAGGTCTTCATTTCCAGATAATAACTTCAGAAAACTTTCAACCGTCATTTTACCGGCTTTACCAGTCTTACCAGGTTTTCCATTCTTACCATCTTTACCCGGTGGTCCTGGTGGGCCTTGTGGGCCTTGTGGGCCTTCGGTTACTAAACCATCTTTACCCGGTGGTCCTGGTGGGCCTTGTGGGCCTGTTATAGAAAGTCCATCTTTACCAGGCGGACCTTGTTCTCCCTTAATTTTTTGTATAAAATCTTCGTGAGTATTAAGAAATTCTATAATAAAGTTTAAATCATTCTCTGTAAGAAGTGTTTTGCCTTTTAAATCTTCTCGGCCCTCTTTTATAAGAAAATAATCTAAAATGTCTTTTCTTACATTTTTAATTAATAATTCTTCTAGTGGAACACTTTCAAGAGATGATATTTCTTTTTTGCGGAGAAACTTTATTATTTGATCTCTCTCAAATTTTGGTATTCTTTTTTTCATAATGCAAAATTAGACCATTTGTTGAAGTCTTGTAAGTGCTTCTTCTGACTCAAGATACTGATTACCCTTCTCTGTAATTTCTTTCTCTTTAAGATATTCAAAAGCATTAAGCTCTTCAATGGCTTCTGCATATTTTTGCTCATCAAGATTTTCACCATTTGCCTTAACAACCAAGGCTACAAGTGCATTATCACTAAGCTCGCTTCTTAATAAAACATGCTTTTTAATAATGTTTTTAAGCTCTGGATTCTCTTGAAGAATATTAACTTTGGGTGTATCTTTTGTGGCTCTGAAATTTTTAAAATTAGTTTTCATTGAAACTCCTCCAGAATTTGTTATAAATTAAATACTTATATAGTACCTCTATTATATTTATAATTTTTAATCTAACCTTCCACCAACAGTTCTTCTTATAATATCAGGACCTTCCATAGATACCCAGTAAATCTCATAAACAACTGAATCTTTATTAGCCTTAAATTTGTGTATAAGTTTTGGTGGAACAGTTGATTGGTCAAAAGCCTTCAAGACTGTAGTTTCATTAATGCCGTTTTCCTGGAATATAGTAACTTCTATTTCACCACTCTCTACAAAGAATTGATTATACTTATAGTCATGGAAATGTTCACTACAATATCCACCTTTATCTATTTCTATTCGGTGGATTTCTACATTGTTAAGTTCAAATATTTTACTTGTTATTCCCCAAATTTTTGATTGTTTAACCATTATAAACTCCTTTTTTCCAATATTCTGGTAACTTTAATAGCAGTATCAACATTTGATAAATATTTATTATCTAATAAATCTTTAAAATATTCCATCGAATTTTTAAGGTTATTTTTTTCATCATACATCAAACCCTTTTTATCAGTTATTAAATCTTCTGAAAGATCCTTATACGTTTTATCATACCAAGTTATCATCAATGGTATATCATCTAATGGATTATATCTAGCAAAAGCTTTAGTTCCATAAAAATTAATATTGAAATCCTTTTTATAATAATCTAAACTTACATTTATTTTTACAGTTACTTTTTTATTTTTACAGGTAATAGACCCTGTTGTACAAATATTATTATTAAACATATAATCATCAAACTTATATTCAAATGAATTCAAATCAAAAAACATATCCAATACGGATAAATGATGTGAAGCCAGTAACCAATAAACATCAAACTCCATAAATCTGCCAAGATGTTTAGTTGACATTTCAATATATTTAATCTGACCAATATCATATTTTGAAAATTCTAATAAACACTTTGAAAACATTTGTGTATATTCAACTGCCAACTTCAATTGTTTTTCTTTAGCTATTTCTTTAAGCTCTATAGCTTCGTTTAAATGTAAACTAATAGGTTTCTCAACATAAACATTTTTTCCGTTTAATAAAGCTTCTTTAGTTAATTTATAATGTGTATCTATTGGTGTTGCTATAATGACAGATTCAACTTCATTATCTTTCCATATTTGATTAAGATCAAATTTAGAATTAGCTATATACTTAACATCAAAAGATACATACATATAATTTAATATTTTACTGCCCCAATATCCACATCCAATTAAGGCTATTTTACTTTTCATAATTCTTCTATTATCCTTTTAAACTGTTCAAACCTATGATACTCTGTATGATTTTCTAAAACAAACTTTTTACCATTCTCTCTTATATGTTCATAATCTTCTGGATGATTTATAATATCTTTAATTGTTTTTTCAAGATTTTCCTCATTAACTTCTACATAATTGACTGATGGTATAAACCCAAGTTTCTTCATGTCTTCACATGTATCTGATAATAAAATAGAACCTGTGGATGGTATTTCAAAGTTTTTTCTAACCGTATATTTATAAATTGAACAAGACGATAAACAACACAAATATTTATGTAAATGACTTACATAATCATATTTAATTAATGGTTTTTTGGTAAACTTAGGAGTTTTTAAAATATCAATTAAATTGTCTTTACTTAAATATTTTGAAGCAAAGAATCTTAAAGGATAATATTTTTTTCTTATTGCTCCAGATATAAGACATTTATTTATTGGATTTATATTCTCTGGCATTTTTTTTACAAAATCTGAAAGACTTAAAAATTGTGGTATCCACTCAGCCTTTTCAATAAATTGCGGCCATCTGTTTTTAAAAGCTTCATCATATGTATATACTATTTTATCACATCTTTCCATTAACTTAGAAAATCGTTTTCTCCTTGTTTTTGTTGACGCTGTTCTATGCATATCTACAAAATATCCAATAACTTTAATATTTTTAGGAAGATTAAAAACAATATCTTCACTCTGAAAAACTTTAAGATGACTAGGAAATCTAAAAGTTATAACAACATCATAATCATATAATTTTTTAAAACTATCAGCATCTTGCCATATAATTCTTTCAAATCCTAAATTTTTCTCTATTAATTCAAATAATGGAACATATGCTCCATATCCACAATATCCACTGCCACCACGCAAATTAGGAATAAATATACAACCTTTCATTTATTAATCTCTCCTTTTATCTTTGCATATTAATATTAAATTCTTTATCAATAATTCTATAATGTTCAATATGAATAACTGCTGATAAATCAAAAACAAGTTTTCTTTCTCCAATTCTATTTCTAAATCTTTTATCACTTCTAGTTCCCATAAATCCCATTGGTTTATCTCCATAATAATCTGGTCTTACATAAAAACCTTTACCTTTATCAAGTATAACTTTTTTTCTAACTAATTGAGCACCTCCATTAGGAACTTTTCTCTTATATACTTTAGTAATACCAAACGATTTTGCAACATCATAAGCGGAATCAATATACATTTTAAAACAATCAAAAAATTCATTAGCATTCTTTAATTTAGTATGAGCAGTTAAAGGAAAACCGATTACTCCTTGAAACTTAGGATCAAGATAATTTTTCATTCCTTTTAAAAAATATGGATCATATATAAGATCACTATCATTAAAAAATAACCATTCTTCTGTTGAATTTTTTACTTGTATATTTCTAATTAAACCTCTTGTTTTTAATTCTTCATCATAAGGTGTAAGTTTAAACTTCAATCCTTTTTGTTCATAAAATTTTACTATAGTTTCTATATCTGGACTTCCAATACCTTTAACATAAGCTACATTAATTATAAAATCTGGTGGGTCTATTTGTTGAACTAAAGATGAAAGTTGCATAACCCATCTTCTTTGAAAATTAGTACATACTGTACATATTTCAATTGTCATTTTGCTCTTTTCCTTTTTGCAACAAATCAGTTAATATTTTATCATAAAAATTTAAAAATTTTTCTGGGTTACTTCTTATTTCACCTTTCCAAGCATGATAATGAGCAGATTTATTATCTACCCAAACATTTTTTCTATGAATATCTTTATAATATTTTTCTGTATTAATAATATTTCTATCCATCAATCTTAAATCAAGTTCTTCTGCATGTTCAGGAAATTTTTTTCTTATTGTTTGTATAAATTTAGAATCTGCATGTGGAAGTCTCCAAAAATTTTCATACCAAAGAGGAAGATAAATTTCTCTATATTTTTTCATATTAAAAACAACTAGCCCAACACTTACATTAGAATCATCATAATAATTTGTTAGACAAAAAGTTTCTGTATTTTTATTAATTTCTTCTTGAATATAATCTGTACATTCGTTTGTACAAACTGTATCTATATCAGACATTATTGCATATGGAGTCCTAACATAATTTAAACCATGATATTTTGCACGATAACCAAGTCCAAGCATAGAAACAGTTGGATTAACAGATAAACCACTTCTGTGCAAAGAAACATATTTATTACTTAAATAATTATAACTATTACTTACATGATCAATTTTAAGTTTAATCGGTTCTGGTACTTTTAAAAAATCTAAATTAAAATCTTCAAATAAATTTAAAAGATATTTTGGAAAAAGTTGAAATTTTCTTTCTGGATCTCTTCTAATAGAACGAGTATCTGTTGGAACATCCCATCCACAAATAATTTTTGGAACAGTTTTTTCATTAATAATAATACTTGACATTAAAGCTGCACCTTGAGCCTGTAAATCTTCAAAATCTGTTCGTCCTTTAATAATACCAAAAGTCCAAGAAAGATTATTATTTATTGGTTTATCCAGTTGATTTGCAATCTTCCAAATCTCTTTTATCTTTTCATTAAAGTTTTCTGAAATAATTCCCATTTAATTTCCTTTTATATTGTTTAATGCTTTTTTCCAACTCTCACTAATTTCTTCAACATTAGTTGTATGTTTGCTTTTACAATTACTATGACCACAATATTTACATATGCTTTGTATTTGTTTTAATAAATTTTCTGATGTTATATCTTCAAATTTTTTAACTGCAATATCCATTTGAAATATTTTTGCTAATGAAGCTCCAGCACCACAAACAAAATATCCATTTGGCGTTAGGGCTATTCCACAACGCCAAGGAATTGAACAAGCCTTTATTTCTGTTTCACCATTATCTATCGGAGCAGAATTATAAGAATCAAAAGATTGTTCCTTACTTTTTTTATTAGAATTTCTTATACTAACCCAATTAGGTATTTCTTTTAACTTTTCAGTAACATATTTACCTAATCCATTTGTACTAAATCTAATTTTACATTTTGGATTCCAATTCTTATATACTTTTATTATATCAAACATTTCTTTGAAATGTGGATAGTAAGTTGGTTCTCCACCTATAATATCTATACGCGACCATTTCTTACAGCTTTTGATTGATTTATCTACAAACTCTTCTATTTTATCTAATGGAATATATGATTTGTCTTTATATATTCCACAGTTCCTATCACAATTAAAACATCCCAATTGACAAAAAGATGTAACTTCAAGTTGTATATTATCAAGTAAATGGTCTCTTAAATATTTATTATTACTATCAGCTGTAGCACAAACTCCTTCTCTTATTGCTTTCCATTTTCCAGAATGACCAACTCCACGCTTTCTAATATTTTTAGATCCCCAACTTCTATCAGTCATCCTATCTGCAAAATACCACAGAACAGTATCGTGACTCGGAACAGGAAGTCTATCTCCAAATTTGTTAGCTAATGTCTTTACAAATTCGGTTTTATGAAGGCAACATATACTCTGTATTCTTTTTTCTGTATATCGTTTTCCATAATTACCTGTATCTTTACCTGTATAATATTTATCAAGTTGATTTATCCAGTATCCAGGTTTCGTATATCCCCATCTATGAGAAACAACATCATGTCTAAAATCTTTCTTTACAAATACATCTTCAGCATTTGTAAAATATGTATCAGCATCAATTTTAACAAAGTAATCAGTCTTAATATATTTAGCTGAACCTAATATAAAAGATGATAGCATTAGTTCTCTAACATTATCATATTCGGGCATATCCCAATTAATAAATTCTACATCAAAATGATCTTTAACAAAATTAAGGGGTTGTAAATTATCAAATCCATGGTGAAACAGAATTATTTTCTTATCTCTAAATTGTGGTTTAATATTCCAAGAAGGTAAACTCCATTTAAGTTTATCTATATAATTTGGTGTGCAGGCTGTTACTATTGTAAAATTCTTCATTTATCCCTCTTTGGTAAATATTTTCTCAATTGTCTATCAAATTCAATATTATCCTTAATAAAATCTAATTCTTTAATCTTATCAAACTCTGCATACCATTTGTCACTATTAAATATGTATTTTCCATCTTTATCTAATCTACAATGTTTTCTGCCATGAAAGTGAAGAATCTTTGTCTTTTTGGTAACTTTATCATATTTACAACTTGTATTATAATCATTTGATACTATACTGTTTTTATATTTAGGTAATAGTAAATGACATGATTGTTCATCAGGTATAAACATATCTGTGCCATGCTTGGCATAGTCAAACCAATGTTTCATTAGTTCGCTGTCTTTTTTAAAGGCATATACACCAACATTAATTGAGGCTCTTGGTTCAAGAGCTTCATCCATCATATCTGGAAATATTTCTCTAAACTCAAGAATTCTTTTCTTTATTACACTTCTTTGGTTCGTCCAATCAGAAAACTGTGTTACGACAAACTCATTCTTATCAGCAGCGTCATGAAGTTCATCAAAACTTTTTAAAACGATTGTATCAGAATCTATGAATATTGTATTCTCATATGGTGTGTATGTATGTGCTAAACATTTATTTAAAAGGATTTCTTTACGATTAAGTTTCTCTAAATCAATGATTTTTATATTAACTCCAAAATGTTTCGCTATTTTTTTACATTCATCATATCCACCATAATCTGATAGTATTGTTATTTTTTCTTTGGGGTAATGGTTTACACAAGTTGATAGAGAAACTGCAAGTCTAACCAATGCACCCTTACCAACATTATAATAAATTAATCCACATGAACCTTTAATGGGTTTTTCTGATTTTTTAATTTTTTCAATCTTGACTTTTATATCTTTATCTTTTTTATTTTGTTTTTTATCATTTTTCTCGGCGTCAAATCTATCGTACATTCCCTCAACCTTTTCTGTTTTTATATCTGGAAAATTCTTTAAAGATAATTTAATAGCTTCATCAAAATCTATAAAAGGAAAAACTTTAAGCTCTGAATCGGGATTGCAATTGTAAACATGAAAATCATTTTTTTCAAAAATGGGCTGAAGCTGAATATATCTTTCATTCATTTTATTATATGAATTGTTATTTTGTTTAATCGAACCTGTACTTCTTGTCTGATTCCAAGAATAATTTGCTTGACCACCTTTCATCTTGAAATCACAACCAAGAAGAAAGACATTTTTAAAACCAAGTACATAACACATTTTAAGAACTGCCATCATTATACTACGACCACCACCATATTTTTTATGGTTTCCCCAATTAATAGTCTTTTCAGTTAAATATGTATCTTTATTGAAGTGTTCATTTCTATGATAGTAAATTACATTAGGGCAATCCATAACTCTTAATTCTGTTTTTTTCCAATTAAAATTATCAAATAAAGTGGTATCAGATTTAGTTATAGGAACAAACTTAGTAATATTAGGGTCTTTCCAAACACTAATCATAAACCTTGATGGATGGTCAACACATGACCACAAATTAGGTCTAAAGGTTTTTGCAGAATTATTTACACCAAATGTTATTATACCGGGTTGTTTAAGTTTATTCAGGTCATGATTATTTAATGAAGGTCCAGATAAAACCAAGAAGCATGATTTATTTTTATAATGGTTTTCAATTGGAATTGGTTTCTTGTCAAATGTACTAAAGGTCAACTCATCACTCATATAAACTCCTATCTATTTCAAGATATTTATAATATAATATATTATTCGTAAAAAGTCAACTTATGTTTGAAACTTAAATAATATATTTACCTATTGTCAAATCTTTCATCCTGTTCGGTTTCAACCGGAATTGCATTTATCAAATTATAAATAATATCTTTTTGTTCATCTGTAAACTTCCATCTTTTATTTACATTTTTATCAGCCCAGTCTTTAACTGAAGAGCCTTTTTCTTCTGACATTGCTAACCAATCAGCCATCATCTCAGCAACATATATATCAGGCATTTTAGTTGCATCGACTAATTGATCTGGTACGGCATCTCTATCTTTTGTATTAATGTTTGCTGTATCTCCAGCCCAACATTCCGGATGATGTTTATTAACCTTAACATGATGTAAAGTTGCCTCATTACATTTATCCTTAACTCCATCTGGCATTGTATAGTCTTTACCCAAGTCTTTACAATGATAATCCCATGAGATGAAGATATAAGGAATTTTCTCTACATCATCTTCAAGTTTACTTTTATCATGTTCTTCAGTTTGTTTTGATAAACCTTCATATCGTTTATCATAGTCTTCAATTTTCTTTGCATATTTTTGAACTCGACCAATGTGTTTTTTAGTTCTTTGTTCAAACCAGTCTTTCATTTCATCAGTATAATTCATACTTTCATAAAAACTTTTAAATGTCATACTAACTCCTTTATTTTTCTCCTACTTTAGATGATCCTCCACCCATTTTCCATGCATGTTTTGTCCAACCTGTTTGAGGGCTTCCACTCTTTTTTTCTTCACCTTCTTCTGGTGAGGTAGCTGCCATTATTTTTTCGTCATCTGAATCTGTTTCGGATTTTCCTATATTAGTTTTATCAAGTAAAAGTTTCATAACTAAGTATACAACATCACCATCAGTTTCTGTATTTTTACTTAAAATTTTATTAAGTTTATAATATCCACCTATACTCGGTTCTGTTTCTAAAAATATTTCAAATTTAGCAACTTCTGGTTTAATAAAACTTTCAATTGCTTCTTTAACATCATCAACATTTGAGTTAACTTTTTCTGCTAAATTTGAAAGATTAATTTTTTGTATAAGTTTAATAGAATTTCCTTGTTTACCATCAAACATATAACCATCTATTTCTGGTTTTTGGAATTCTTCATCTTCTTTACCCCATAAATTTAATGCATGAGAATCGTCTACTTTAATTAATGTAAAGTCTTTTTGCCCCTCTTGTTGTGGTGCTAAATATGGTTTAAGTTGATCTTTAACATCTTCAAAAAAAGTATTAAGTTTATTATACAAAAATTGTTTATGTTCCCTCATTATTTCCTCCCAAGTTTTCTAAAAATGATAATTGTTTATCTACATACCAGTTATATTCTAAATAATTATTAAATTGTTTATCTCTAGCATTAACATCTTCATTAATACTTTTATCGTCATTCATTTTTTCATTTAAATATTTATCAAAGTTTTCCATATTAAACCGATACCTTTTCTTTTTCTTTAGATGTTACAAATTGTTTTCTAGATTCTCTTATTTTATTTATAAAACCTCTCAAAATATCTTCTAGATTATCTTTTTTAATTTCATATACTATTGATGTATTTGTTTCGGGATCTGTAAACTGTGCCATATTAATATAACTATAACCAGGAGGAATATCCCAGAAACCATCAAACTTTAATCCTGTTTTATCAGCTAAGTATTTAGCTATCTGAACAATACTTGTATCAATTTTTTCAATTCCATTTTCTTCTGTAAGCAATCTAATACTATTATTTTTACTATAAAAAGATAACATTTTTTCAGTTATATATTTTTCATAATTATTTACAGACTCTTCCTTTTCTTCTTCATCTTGTAATTCAGGTTCAAGTTTATCTTTATAAGGATAAAGGTCTATTTTAAAGAAGTCTGTATCTTCAAATTTAATGAATTCAGCTTTTTGGTCTTTATCTTCAATCTCTATTTTTTTCCAATCACCTTCTTCGTCCATATATTCTTTAACTGCATCTATAGGAACATTGGCAACAAACACAATGCTAACTTCTTCATCTTCTTCCATATCAGCAGCTTTAGAAGGTTCTAATGTTGCCATAACATATTTACCTTCTTCAAAGTCTTTGTATTTCTCTTTATCTTTAACACCATAGTAGAAATCAAAAAGTTCACCTTCAATAGCCTTTTCTGGTTCTGGTTGAGCAGCTGGTGCTCCCATACCAGGCATATTTTTTCTTTTCTTTGCCTTATCATATTTACTAGTTTTCTTTTTCTTTCTAGCCAAGTCGATTGGTTTATATTTCATTTGTTCTTCAGGTGCCAAAGACTTAATCTTAACATAATGCATTTCACCTGATTTGGTTCTGTGCCAAACTCTTCTTTCGCGCCATGCGATTGAAGGTGGTTTATAGTCTTTTGAATACTCGTTTAATAAATGATCTAATATACTCATTTGTTATCCTTTTATAATTCGAATTCGTTTATATCTGTAATATCAGCTTCTACTTGGAAAAATTTTAAAAAGTAACCCAATCCTTTCTTAATAATTTGAACTATGGCGTTGTAAATTCTTTTCATAAAATTAACAACTACAGTACCATACTTTTTAATTTTATCCATAAAACCTTCATTAAGATCTTCTGTAATTAAATCACAATCTATTCCTAATGATTCGGCATATTCAAATAATTTACAAACATTTATTTCAGTTGTTTCTTTCTTTACAGGCACTTCTTGAACATCAAGAATAGTTGAAGAACCGCTGTTACCACTAGTCTTCCAATTAACCAAAATCTTAACTTGATTAGCTAATTTTTTAATTTTACTACTAATAATTGCAAACTCAATTACTGATGCATCACTATTAAATTTTAAAAAGTAGTTTGCCTTTGGTGGTTGTTCAATGAATTTTAAATCTCCGGTAACGGCCTCTTTAATAAATTCTTGTTTAAATCGACTATTGTTTGCTACAATATTATTTAAAATTCTTTCAAACTCTTTGTGGTTTAATCCTATTTTTGTTTTAGCTTCTAAATCTTTTACATTTCTTCCTAATAAAGCTTCTTCACTAGATTCTGGTTTAACCCATTTATCTACGGTTTTAATAAATTCATCACCAACATTTGCCTTATTTAAAGCATTATAGATGAGAGCTTGACCTTCACCATGTATTACCTGTGGTGATGCTAAACGAATTCGACCAGTTTTACTCATTAACTTTAATGACATTCTATATGCTTCACTAATTAAAACGTCAGTTTTTGGCGTTCTATCTGGTGATCTTTTTGAATTTACCAATGATACATATTGTCTACTCAATTGATAATTTTTATTGGCTCCTATATTAATAGCTGGTTGATTAGTTTTAATTTGTTTATCAATATAATCAGCTATTTTTTTACCAACAGTATTATCCATTGATGTTGGTTCTTTAACTTTGAATTCCTTAATATGTTTTTTATTCCAAGCATTAGTTATAGCAGCTTCATATGTTGTACCTTTTTCTAAAGATCTTGATACGAATTCCTTTGTCTTAACTATATGTGCTAATCTATATTTTTCACCATCACTACCTATAAATAAAATATTTTTAATATTCTCATCTCTATCTTTTAACATTTTAATTGCTTTTGAATTTAAATTTACAGGGAAAGTAATTTCTTTAGTTTCACCTTTTTTTCTTATGGCAAATTTCGATTCATCTTTAATCTTTTTTAAAAATGTATCGACTCTACCAGGTCTATTAAATAAACTTACATAACTAAAAGTACCACGACCAGCATGTTTGTCTTCGGACTCAGTAAAATAATGTTCTCTAAATCTCATTGTTACTCCTTATAAATCTGTAAAATCAATAGGTTCAGCTTCTATTACTGGAATTATTCCCCAAAAATTACAAAAATCGTCAAAACCTTTTTTAAGCATGTTTATTAATTTATTAAAAATATTCTTAAAAAAGTCCCATATTTTTTGTAATACTCCTTGTTCTTCTTCATTTAACAAAGATAATTCTTTATCTAGATATTTATATTCCTGTACAAGAAAATCATTCCAACATGTTGCTTCCTTAGTTGGGTCTTTTGCTTCATATCTATGTGATGTTCTATAATATAAATTGGATGGGTCATGTTTATCCTTATCCGTTTTATATGAAATTCTAAACTTAGATTTCTGCATTACCTTATCTATAAAATTATCATCTGTTAAAATATCATAATATCCTATTTTCTTAGCATCATTTGTAAAAGAAAGCATTTTATAGGCCGCGGCTTTTGGTTCTGTTGATGAAAATTTAATTTGTCCTGACAAAGCTTCCTTAACAATATCCCTATTAAATTCCTCATTTTGAAATATATCTTTTAACATAACCTGTATTTTATCATCAAGTTCTTTTGTTTTATCTGCTATTTCTTTTTTACGACTTGCCGGTGCCTTAAATCTATCCATAAATCCTTGTTCCATAGTTCTATTTAATTCTACAACTTGGTTCTGTAATCCTTGATATAGTTCCTTTTTGCTGTTCATAACTGCAAAAAACAATGCCATAGATTCTGTTTTGGCTCCACTTGAGAGTGTTGACTTCTCACCCTTTGCACCAGCTTTAAGTGATAGATTAATCTGTTTAGGACTGTTAACTACTATGTCGGATTTTGATTTTGATTTACCAGCAGGATATTCAGTTCCTGTTTCTGGATCAACAAATGCAAATGCTTTACTTACTTGAAATGGTACCGGACCTATAGCTTCGGATTCTACATCTCCAGTTATATTTTCTCTTTTAAAAAAGTCTTCACAAACTTTTTTAGTCGCTTCTGCAAGTTCTGGAAATGATTCAACACGACCAGTATTTAAATATTCATTGACAGTAACTTCAAATTGATCACCAATAGTTGCTTCTGTTAAATAAAATTCCTTAAATCTCATCGGATTAACCTTTCTTTGCCATTGCCCATCTATGTGCTAAAGCTTTACTTGTTTTTATCTTCTCACCCTTCTCAGCGGCTTCTTTTGCTTTCTCAAGTGTTGCTTTTAGTTTTGACCACTTATCAATACCTGATTGCTTTCCCTTACCAGCTGTAACAGCAGCCACAGCCGCTTCCATATTCTTTTCAAACTTTCCTGTAAGAGAATCAATCGATCTTGCTATACCAAGTTTCGATGCTTCGGCTTCTCCACCAGCTTGATATTCTTTTCCATAAGTTTCTAAATCCTTAATGAAGTTTGCAACATCCAATTTTCCAGAAACTAACTTTACAAATAAGTCTATTCTATCTTTTCTGATAGGAACAAGATGCATTAATTCTTGACCCAATTCCTTATCTTGATAAACAATCTTATATAAAGATTCTGCCTTTTCAGGAACAGTTTGGTCTGAATTGACTATATTCACAAACTCAGGGTTATTTACAACAGAACTAATAATCTTCTCGACTCTATTATCATACTTTGTTCCTGCACCATGAATAGGAAGAAAGATATGTTTCTTTTCTTTCTTCTTACAATAGTTACACTTTCTACAGTCACCTATACAATGACGAGCAATTGTAACTGGTGAACCATAATACTCTTGACCTTTAATAGTTTTGTCTTTAATCTTCTTCATTATGTCAATGAATTCATCATACTCGACTGCTATAAATGCATTATCTAACATATACTGTGAACCATTAACACATACATTAGGTCCTAAATCTCCAACATCTAAATCGGTTCTATGTGTATATGTGTATATTTGTAAAGGTGAACCTATGTTATTTAGTTCTGCTCCGACTTGTGCAAGTTTTTTAACATCATCTGCTGTTCCTATTTTTGCTTTCATCTCATCAGGAACTTTTGCTAGAAGTGCAGGGTCAGTTGGAATATTTCTAAATTCACCTGCTTCATTGACTCTTACATACTTAATCTTCTTTAAAGCCTTTGCAATCTCATCTAATCCTTTTGCAATACCAGCTGGAGTCAAACATGCCCATTGTTTTTCATGTCTTATATTCTTTGCTAATGGTGATCCTGGTTTATCCCCCCATCTCTTTTCTGGAGCCAATGCATAACAATTACCATCAGCGGCTAGTTTACACAAACCAATCTTGGCAGACATACAATCCGTTGCTGTTGACATATTCATTAAAATAGTATCGCCACCTATTTTAATATTACCTTTACCAACTTCAAAGTGTCTTTCTTCTCCTGTGTCCGGGTCTTTATAAGTTATTGACGGAGATTTATACTTATCATCTTTTTCTTCTGTAAGAGTTATTTCCTTTAATGCCCCTTCTTTAATAAGAGTTGGAAAATATTTGTCAGGAATTCCAATGTGCAACTTTCCACTTTCATCAAAATAACAAAGTTCAAAATGAATAGGAATGTTAAGTTCAGGCTGATTATAATGTTCTGTAAATCTCATATAAGTTCGAATCCTTCCTCTTTTATTTTTGATTTGGTTTCTTCAAACTTCTTTTGCATTTTATCTATAATATGGTCAGGTACATCTGATCTATCTTTACCTGCTTCAATATCTTTTCTAATTCTTCTTTTCGATTCTTCTGGGTCAATTTCAAAAATTTTTGCCTTAAGTTTAATATCTTTTGGCATTTGTTTAATTAGACTTCTTCTTTTTTCTGTATCAACATTGGTTGCATCATATATTACAGAATCTCCACCTTCCAAGAATCTCTTGGTTGCTTCTTCTGCCATTTGAAAGACTTGAGCATTCATTGACTGGTCTGAAATATCGTCTGCCATTTCGCGTCTTATTTCATCAGGTGAAACAATTTTATATTTATTACCTTTATTGAATTCCTTTATCCAAGTAGACTTACCGGATCCAGGAATTCCAATCGGAAGAACTAGTTCCGGTTTATCATCTTCAGTATAAAATTCTTTAAATCTATTCATAAATATATTTATAATTTAATTAATGTGATAGATATAAGTCTATAGTTTTCTTATCAAAACCAATATCTATTAAATATTTCTCTTGTGCTTCCGATAATCTTTTAACTGCCACAAACATATTTTCATTATTATTATTTAAATGTGTAACTTTTACCCATCCTTTTTGTTCTAACTCTTGTTCTGTAAATCCAATTTTTTCTGAAAACTTAACATGTTCACCATAACCACAAGGATAAAAATTGCCATCTCTATCTATCCACCCTGTTGTTGGTGTTGTTTCTTTCATATTTGTCTAGCTCCTTAATTGTATCATTAGTTGATTTGTGTAGTAATCCAATACCTCCAGCTTTTTCCCACCTGTCTATATTCCCTTTCATATCATCAACTAATATACTTTTATTATCAGCATATTTTTCTTTATTTCTGTCTATTATATATTCAACATCATTTCCTAACTCTCTTTTAATCCAATCTATTTTACCTTTCTTTACAATATCAATATTTTGAGTGCCTGGAGATGATAGTATTATTGGATTAAATTGTTTCAAAAAATCCCACAGTTCTTTTCCATCTTTAGTCCAGGGAAGATTTGCCCACCAATCTGAACCTGCATCATGAATTAATTTCCACGCTTCAACATCTTTACCTTCAGCTTCCCATTCATCCATAGTTTTACCTGGACTTAATTTATCAAACCCATCAACCCAACTTACAATAACACTATCCATGTCAACATATAACTTATAGTTTTTTAAATCTTCTGTAAAATAAAATAGCTTAAAACGCATGTATCTAATCCTTTATATAATATGCTATATATATTTATAATAATATTGAAAGGATGTTATGTACTATTGTGAATTGTGTGACTATAAAACCGAGAACAGGAACAATATTGAGTATCATCATATAGTTCCTAAGGAGTTAGAAGGTTCTGATAAATTGTTTAATCGTGTATATCTATGCCCCAACCATCATAAAATGGTCTACATAGAAGATAGTAAGGCAGGAATTCACTCGATTAGGAACAGCGACTCTATCATTATAAGGGGTTGGTTTAAGTCAACTACAGGTGATGTTCTACTAACAGAAGCGCAAGGCATTGAAAAATATATAGACCGAAAGAATTTGTAACTATAATTTTTTTCTTCTTTTGTTTTTAATTTTTTTAATTAGTTTAATAAATCCCCTAATCTGTTTAGGCAGAGTTAAGGGATTTATACTAATTGTAATTTTTTCTACAGGTAATTTCATTTCTTTTTAAATAAGCCTATGATTTTTGAGAAGTTAATGAGAAGGTCGAGAGAATATTCTACAATTTGTTCTACTTTGTCATCTTGTAAATCTATTTCTTCCTTTACCATATTACAAAGATCGGCTCTCTCATCGTCTGTAAGATCCATAAACTCTTCAGGAACTTCCTGTATTCCGTTAACTGCCTTGATTGCTTTAGGTAAAAGCTTGGTAACTTTTGGAAGAATAGTAAGAATGTTTAATTTCTTGCCCTTAAGTTCATCAACCATTTTTCCGGTAGCTGCTAAAAAAACTACTACATCTTTTGTTTCATCAATACCCTTCATAGAATCCTCCTTAGTTTGATTCTTATATATTTATATTTTTTATTTAGTTGCATCTTTAAATTTCTTATTCAATAATTTAATAGCTTCTTCTATATTATCTGGTAAGGAAACATTTTCTAATAACATAAGTTTACAAAAAGCTCCACTAAATAAAAAATCAAAATCTTCCATTTTTAAACTATTGTCTAACAAATCACCAAATATATCTATAACATCTTCTTTTGTTAAATCCCATTTTGGATAATTAGTTGGAATACAAGTTATGTTTTGTCTTGTATATAATCTTGTTTTTACAGTTTCTATTGGGTTTCTAATTTTAATTCTTCTTATAGGACTTCCAGCATAAACGGAATCTTTATTTAATTTACCAGAAACCACACTAGACATTCCTATTAAACACCTTCTTTCAATAGTTGTTCCCGGTACAATAGAAACTCCATATCCTATCCACACATCTTTCTCTATATTAGTTTTTAATCTTTCAATTGATATTCCATTTATTGGGCAATGTGTTGCAACAAAGGATCCTCCACCTAAAGTTGAATAATCTCCAATACTTACACATTTAAAATGTTGGTCTATTGTACCCCATATTCGGGCTCCTTTACCTATTTTGAAACCCATTTTTCTATATGATTCGTTTGTGTTGTGTGTTAGTGATGCCATTATTTACCCTTCTTATAATATGTTTCATTTATTTCTAAACCCATTCGATTACATCTTAATCCTTTATCAAAACACATTTTTTTACAATCCCAATTTGGATTATAATTATCCATAATCATTTTATTAAATTCGTCTAAATCATAAGTTACCTTACCAATTCTACATTGTTTTCCGGTTGGTGTTGCAACTGTACTACATTTATATACATATCCATCTGCACCAATTGTAATCTGATAATATCCATAAATACATTGTTTAAAATTAAACCTATCTACATCTGTAAATTCGGGTCCGGTATAAAATATATATGGTTTTTCATTTTGGTTTTTTGATAAATATGGTTCTAATCTATTATAATAATTATCATTATCCGGAAGCTCTCTATTATATTTATACTCTCTTACCTTATCAAATGTTTGATTATAATTTGCAAAAGGAATGGAAAACCTTAAACTGTCGGCTCCTATTCTTTTAGCGTGTTCTACAATTGCTTTAAAGTTTTCATCATTATCACTATCATGAGATATAAGATAACACATTCTTATAGCATGACTTGGTTTACCAACTTTATCACGAATACTAGCAGCCATTTCAAGACCCTTAATAATTTCATCATTAAATATATAACTCTTTTTTGTTCCTTTAGTCTTAGCCCAAGACTCAGACAATCCAGCATCAATACTCACAGAAAGATAATCAACATCATCTGTTGAAATTCTATTCAACTCGGTCAAGAACCCTATACTATTTTCAAGTGTTGCTAAAAGACTTCCATTAGTGTGAATTCCAAAATGATTTCCATAATACTTAGTTGTTGCAAGATAAGCCATATAATATGGATTCATCATGGGTTCTGTATATGCACCGCCGTAAATATGGAAAGGAATTGCACCTTTAAGTTTGTGTAACAAATCTAGCCCTTCAATTTCCCAATTTCCTAAAGATTTATCAAATAATTTTCCAGCGCAATGAGGACAATGAAGATTACAAGATCTTTTATGATCGGCTGGTAAATGTATTTCAAACTGTCTTGGATACACTAATTTACCATTAAAAAATACATCTTCATTATTGTTAAGATGTTTCATTAGCTGTTTATAATAATGATAAACTTCTGGTCTTGTATCTTTCATTTTATTCATCCTTTAAAAAATTGTTCATATAATTTAGAAAATTAACTAGTTCATCTTTCTTGCATTTATAAACTTTCTCAAAAAAATCATCCCATATTGGTTGAGTTTTTTTCCAACTAAAATTTTCTTCAACATAATTACGGTTTCTTATTCCAACTTCTTTTCTTTTTCTATGATTTTTAAACAAATAATTTAATCTTTCATTTACCTGTTTAACTACTTTTTCTTCTGGGTTTACATCAACTATCCATTCCTTACCAAGAAGCATACTTATACAACCAACATTAGTTGCAATGACTGGTAATCCCATTGACATTGCTTCTAATATAACTCTAGGCATACATTCAGTGTTACTAAGTAAAATTAAAACATCAATAGATTTATAAAATTCTTTCATATGGTCTTGTGTTTTCTTAGTCCAAAATTTACTTCCCCAATCACATTTTTTAATAACAGGAAAATCTAATCTTGAAAATAAATGTATTCTTTTCAAAGGAACTGTACTTCCAGCATATCCAACATTAAATCTTTTTTTATCAAAAATTACATCAGAAGAAAAATAATTTGTATCAATTGATTCGGGTAAAAATACTATCGGTTTTTTATAATTCTTCTTTGCAAAATCATATGTTTCTGGTGATATTGTTGCTATAACATCGGCATATGGATATGTAGAATTAACCATTCCACCATAACCACCAACAATGGGAATACCCCTATCCCTGCAGTTTTGTATCAATACATCTGTAGTCTTAGGATGCATATCAGGGCCATGAAAATACATTACATCTATATTATCTAAATTGACTGTTACTTCATTATATTTTTGTAAAATAATATTATGTTTTGTATATCTTTGCTGTTCTATACCAATATAATAATAAGCCCAACCCCATTGGTCTATAATTTTAACTATGTTTAATTTTTTTGGTCTTTCATTCATAAATGTCTTTATTTTTATAAATTCATCTTTTTTACCATCAACATAGCTTTTTTCTTCATTGTCTATATCTTTTTTAATAATACTAGTATATGCACCAAGTAGTGCATATAAATTTTTTTTAGATGGATTTTTCTGTAAAATTCTTAACAGTTTATTAGGTATATTAGCTAACCAACTATATTCATATTTTTTATATTTTTCCATCAAATTATAATATCTTTCAAATATATTATCATCTGTCCACTTAGGACTATGATCTCCCAACACTATTTCTTTAGTTATAAATTTATAACCACGACTTTTCATTCTATTAGTCTGTTCAACCTCACACGAAAGACACGATAAGTTATATGGAAAATTTTTAAATATTTTATGTTTATATATTTTGACTCCATCTATAATAAAATCTAAATGAATATCTTTAAGTTTAAAACATATCATTGCTTCTTTTTTATCAGAATTGATTATAGCATTATACATAGTTTCAATAGAATTAGGATACATAATCATATCATCATCAACCTGAATATAATATGGCGTTTTACAATTATCAATCATTTTTTGAAATGCTCTAGACATTGGATAAAAATTTCTAATAACAACAATATTAAATATTGAATTTTGACTTTTTAAAGCCTCGATACAATCATTATAATTAACACTTCTATCAGTTGTAATAACAAAAACTGTTAACTCGTTTGTCAAATCAATACTAGACATCAAATTATCCTTTAAAAAACTATAACCATTTTTCTTTTACCGCATTCAAAACTTTTAATACTCTTTGTTTTGTGGTATGATTTTCAGCAATTAATTGTTTACCATTCCAAGCAATTAATTCAGCTTTTGGATTATTAAGCCAATTAAACTGACTATTAAAATTATCATAATTAATAGGTATATAATTTTCATATTCTATTAAACCTAATTCATTAAAGTCTTTTGTTTTTTCTAAGAATCCCAAACAACCCATTCCTAACGATTCATAAACCTTTTTTAATGTATAATCCAATGGATGTTTAATCTTTGGGTCATATCCAGGACTTCCACCAGAAGCCGTTGTAGCTATCATTCCTTTAAATGTAGCTATATATTCAAGAAAATTCTTTCCATGATATTTGTGTAAATACTTACCATTATTATAATCTTCTTTTCTACCAGTATTATAACCGCTATGCGGTAAAATTTCAAGTAAGGAATGGGGTGATGCTTTAATTATTTGTCTTAATTTATAAAACTTACTATCAGCACCTGAAAATAAAATATTGTGTTTTTTTTGATTCCATTGAATATTAAAATCTATCATTCTTTCGGGTAACCACCAGAACAAAGAAACAAATTTATTTTTAAATTCTTTAAAAACATCATATGCTATAGTAGTTCTATAATACGGCGTGAAAATTAAGTCATGTTCTTTAAATAATTTTAATCTCATTTGTAACTGTGATAAATACCACCAATGTATATCTGTAATTAATATAGCTTTTTTAATTGATTTAGAATTATCATTTAAACCATTACCCCAGTAATTTAAAATTCCATCAACTTGTACTCCAGATTTAATTAATTCTTTTGATGATACATTTTCATGATATACAATATCAATACCCATTGTATTAGCTAAATCATTATATTTTCTTAAACCTTCAAATAAATCTGTAACATTTAAAGATAAATCATTTATAAAGCTATTAAAATTCAATACGTGTAATTTAAACATTATCATTTTCCTTTAAACTGTTTCATGTGTTCAATAAACTTTTGATGCCTTTTTAAATCTTTTGAATTTTCGTTTAATTTTCTAACAATTCTTGGTGGATTTCCAACAACTAATGACCAATCTGGAATTGAATGAGCTTTAGTAACAACCGTTCTTGCTCCTACAACACAATTGTTTCCTATAACAGAACCCGGTAATATTAAAGCATTCCAGCCAATATAACAATTATCACCAATCATAATTGAATTCCATTCACTAGAATAACCATGACATAATAAATAAGCCTGTGAAGCTATTAAACAACCAGAACCAATTGTAATAAGTTCAGGTTTATCTAAATCCAATATTCCAAATATTAAAGTACCATCACCTATTTTTGCTCCTCTTGATCTGGCTTCACTAGCTTTAATTATTGGGTTATTATTTGACATTTTTATTCCTTATAATAATTAAAATCATCCTTATATATATCTTTTATAACTTTCTTCATTTCTTCATCATATAAAGACATATAATCTTTTTTATTTTTAGTTGCGTTTAAATGTGGTAATTGTTGATCAACTTTTAATAAATTAGTTAGTTTTTTCCAATCTTCTTGTAAATTTTCATATTTACCTATAAAATCTAATTTATATTGGTCATGATTTATAAAATAATTTAAAGGTAAAATATGATAAAATTGTTTGGATAATTCATATTTTATTTTATAATCAATTTTTTCAGGTAAAAATTTATATAAATTTAAAACAAAATCTTTAAATGTTTTACTTTCTGAAAACATTTTTTTCTGCACATAAGTTTGAATCTTTGTTCCATAATATGCTGATGCTATTCTAGTATATGGATTTCTTATGAATGCCCATTTTATAAAATTAGGATTAAAATTACTTTCTTTAGATATATTATAAAAATTAATATGGCCGTTTCCACCTACAAAATACAAATGTTCCATCGATGATCCAGCACATTTAGGTATGTGTATAAACATATTTTTATATTCAACATTAATAAAAGACATTATCCACCTTTATAAAATTCTTTATGTTTAATTTTTAACTGTTCTTTAATTTCATTAACATGAAGATGAGAAACAGAATCGATCATAGTTTCGTTTGTTCTTCTATATAGTAAATGTGTTTTTTCACATTTTTTAAAATTAAATCCTAATTTAGCTGCTCTTAACCAAAAATCATAATCTTCAGAACCATATATAAAAGATTCATCATATCCACCAACTTTTTCCCATACTTCTCGTCTATACATAGCAGCACAATGAATAAAATTATTTTGCCTTAATATTTCTATATTAAAATTAGGCCAATTAAATCGTTTATTTATTGTACCAAAACATTGTGAATCTGAATATGAAATGTCTACTCCATTATCTATAATTTTAATATTCTCTTGAATATAATTATCGGGAATTAAATCATCGGCATCTAAACATATTATATAATTACCATTTGAATTTTTAATACCTTTGTTTCTTGTATAAGGAAGTTTTTTATTAATATCATTTTTAATAACCTTACAAAAATTAAAAGTCTGTTCTAATTTTTTAGCTATCTCAAAAGAGTTATCTGTACTTGCATCATCAACTATAATTATCTCAATATCCAAATCAGTTACATTATTAATTACTGATTTAACACATTCTTCAAGATACTTACCATAATTATAACAGGGTATTATTATTGACATTAAATTGTTCATTAATGACTTCCACTATAATAATATAAAGGCGCATCTATGACTACATGAGATTTAAGATAGTATAATGCTTCCATATTAAACTCATAATCTTCTGTTTTTGTTCTTGGATGTGGCGCAAAAAGCAATTCATTTGGACCTTTCCATTTTATTTTTTGTAAAACTTCTTTTCTAATAGATACTATACCAGCATGTACCGGAAAATTAAAACCGCCACCAAAAGCTCCGGTATATTTTAAACAATCTGTTAACTTATTTTCTGGAAAATAACGATTATAAAGTTCATTAGAATATACTTCTTTAATTTTATCAAAATTATTATTAATTTTTTCATTATTAAGTACAAAAGAATGATTTAATAATAAAATTTTAGAATCATTTTCAAAATATTTTTTAACTATTTCAACTCTTCTTTTATGTGGCAAATCATCATCATCTTGATATAAAATAATATCACCGCTACATAAATTAGCAGCCATTTGTCTATTTGGCCCGGCATATAATCTTTCTTTTATTAAATTTAACATTACTTTATCATGATATTTATTTACAAAATTATTAATAATTATAGGATCTATTTGTTGAAACATAGACAAATTAACAATAATTTCATCTGGTTTAATAGTTCCGTTTAAATAAATATCAACAATGTTAAAAACATTATTAAAATTTTTAGGAATACTTGGTATAAAAATTGATGTTTTCACATTTTCTCTTTTCATTTTGTTTTGTAATTATTTAGAACCTTTATTAGTTGGTCTATATCATCGTCCATAAAAGGGTGTATTGGTAAACTTATGGCATGGTCACAATAAAAATTTGTTCTTTTATTTTCATATGGTGTTAAAAACATCTTCATTTTTTCAATTGGGATTGGATAATGAATATTTGATTGTACATCATTTTCATTCAAATAATTTTGAAAGTGTTCTCTGCTTTCTACTGTTACAAATAACACATGGTAAACATTATTTGTGCAATAATGTGGAGTTTTCATAAATGTTAAGTTTGAATTAACAGTCTCTGTAATTATTCTTTTCGCAAATTCAGTTCTTCTTTTATTCCATTCATCAAGATATTTTAATTTTTCATCTAGTATTATTGCTTGTATCGTATCCAGTCTGTGATTATGCCCTAGTGTTACATGATTAAATTTTTCTATAAAACCAATATTTCTTTTTTTTAAAATTATATTATAAAATTTATCACTATTAGTAGTTATAACACCAGCGTCTCCAAATGCTCCTAGGTTCTTTCCTGGATAACAAGAGAATCCATTTACAACACCAATATTACCAACCTTTATATTATTACACTCAGCACCATGAGCTTGTGAACAATCTTCTACAATGAAAGCATTATACTTTTTAGCAATTTTCGATAACGAATCTATATCACATGCCATACCAAACATATGTACAGGAGTAATAATACAATCATCCCAATTATTTCTGTTTTCTTTTAATATTTGTTCAAGAGCTTTACAATCCATCTCATAATATTCATCAACATCACAAAAAATTATATCAGCATTTGGATAAGAGTATTTCGCAGCCATAGCAGTCGCCACATATGTATTTGCTTGAATTATAATACCAACTTTACCTTGAAGTTCTAAACTCTCATAACATAATTTTAAAGCATCAGTACCATTTGATACACCAATAGCATATTTTGTTCCTATAAATTTTGCAAAGTTTTCTTCAAATATCTTAACATCAGGTCCCAAAATATAAGAACTCGTTACAAACAAATTTTCAAGGCGCTTATTAGCTGATTCTTTTATATAATTCCATTGTTTATTTAAGTCATTAAATCTTATCATCATGCCTCCAATATTTGTGTAATTGAATTTGTTAAATCTTCCTGTTCAAAATTACTGCTTAAAAATGTCTTAATAGATTTAATTAGTGGTGATTCTAAGTTTAATATCTCTTTTGAATAATCTTGATGTTGTCCTTTTAGTTTTTGACTGTTATCATCCCAAACGATAATATCTTTATCAAACTCAAAAACACATCTGCGGTCTTTCTGTGAATAACACCAACTTGCATTAATCAATACATCAAAATCTTCATATTCAATAATGCCAAACGTACTATCTTCTTGATATGACCTTTTATTTCGCTTAAAATTATACCACTTGACTATTTTAGGTATTTTATTAAAAATAAATTGTATAATAGAAACATCATGAGAAGCCAAGTCCCATTTAGCATTTGTATCCATTCTTTCTGGACCTGAATTTATTCTGTTCATAGTAATACTTCTAATTTTACCCAACCGACCAGACTCATATAATTCCTTTAAAAATAAGACTGATGAATTAAATGTAAATATCCAATCAACAAAAAGTTTACAATTATTTTGTTTTGCTAATTCGTATAGCTCAGTAACAGTATACTTATTTTCAGTAAGAGGTTTTTCACAAAATACATTCTTTTTATTGGCAAGGAAATATTTACAGATTTCATAATGTTGTGTAAATGGAGCAACGATAAAAATATTATCACATTGCAATAATTCAAATACATCGGTCACAGTAGTATGTCCGTTGTATAATCCATTTTCTAAATATTTATCATAGATTATAATGTCATCGGTAATGGTTTCTAAGTTCTTTAATAGAATTTTTCCCCAATACCCTAAACCAACTAATCCTAATTTCATATTTTTCTTTCCTTTTTATACATTTCTTAATACCTTCATTTCATATATCATATCTATTCTTTTTTACTCAATACTTTAGCTGGATTGCCTGCAACTATCACATTATCTGGAATATCTTTTGTTACAACTGCACCAGCTCCTATTATCACATTATCACCTATTGTTACTGGTAATATAGTTGCATTTGACCCTATTCTTACGTTATTACCTATTTTTGTATATTTTATTTTCCAATTTGAATAATGATCAGAATCAGAAAACAAATCATTAATAAACATAACGCCGTGTCCAATAAAACAATCATGTCCAATAGTCACACCTTCGCAAATAAACGAATGACTACTAATCTTTGTGTTTTTATCTATAAATACTCTTTTTTGAATTTCAACAAAAGGGCCAATAACACAGTTTTCTTTTATTGTACAACCATATAAGTTAACTAAATATGGGTTAATAATATTTACAGACTTGTCTATATTCAATTTCATAATTTATCAATTTCCTTTTGAACTATATTTGCCCAATAATTATATGTTAGTTTCTCTCTATCAAATGGCTGATTTTGTTTCTCTCGTATCTTAGATTTTAACAGTTCTTCATTCCTTAAATCATTATAATTTTCCAATAACAATATAGGAAAATTAAACCACAATTTTTCATACATTCTTCTGTTAAAAGTTATTGGTATTCTACCCAAGTATAAAGTTTCATAAATTCTATGATTATCTCCGGGCCCATTACCTTGAGCGCAAACAACTGCTTCGTGTTCTAATATCTGTTGTAAAAAATGTTCGTATTCTTGTCCATACTCTCCCCATGTTATGAAACTCATTTCTTGACAAATATTTCTTACTGGAACTCTTTCATATATATTTGTATTAATATTAAAATTAGCATATATAAATTTTGTTGGTTGTTGTTGAAGACCAATATATCTTTGTATTATTTTTTCTTTTGGTATAGCATGTGGCCATACAATACCATGTTGCATATTATTAATTTTACATGGAACCGCACTTTCTATACCTAATGGTAAAGGAATGATTCTATCATCATCAACCAAAGCATTTTGTGCAAACCATTTTATTATATTTTTTGGAAATATATTTTGTTGTACATAATGATCTGAATTGCCTGAAATCAAAATAACATTATGTTTTTTGATTGAAATTTCCTTCAAAACCAATCCTAGTCTATTCATATGCGTAAAAATAACATTCTCACCATTATGAAAATGGCTAAATTTATTAAATTGAATTGTGTTCATTATCTTTATCTCTCATGTGTTGTAGACATACCAAATATCCATTCCTTTCAAAAAGTGCATCAGCAAGAATTTCAAACGAAGCATCATCTAAAATCTCTTGACGAATCTTATTACACTTTAAAGTTCTTGTATCATCCAATACAATAATTCTACTTCTATCTTTTAGCTTATGAAATTCGGTGTATGTTGAAAACTCACCGCCGTCTAAAATTAATAAGTCTATTGATTCTGGAATCAAGTGTTCAACATTCGGCACGTTCGTACAGTTATTAACATCAGTCTTCAACCAACCTTTCTGAATCTCACGAGAATGCTCCACAAAAAACAAATCAGAAACTTCATCAAGATTCAAAAAATCTTGTGGTGTGACCAATGTTCCCAAAATCAAATTGAAATTTTCGAGACCCATTGAATTCTTTATGGCTTTATCATACATATTACGGTCTGTTTCTAAAGAATACACCAAATAATCTTTCTTACCAGAATCAACAATAGATTGCTCAATACATCTCGTAGAACCCATACCATTCCACATACCAATCTCAAAAATAACACGAACATCATCTTGTTTCACAATGTCATAAATCATACAACCTAAGCTACTATCAAGATTAATTTGGCCTCTTTCCATTAGAAACTCCTATTTCATCAAAAGTAATGTGAAGTTTTTTGCTAACATATCCATTGATTTAATACTTTCTTTCCTTGATAAAATTATTATATAGTAAAATATCAAAAAAATTGCGTTCTTTTATTTTTTGTTTTTGTTCTTCTGTCATTACATTTTTTGGCCATCTATTTTTGATAGGGATTGTTATACCATCTTGATTATTACCGCTAATTAAGTATAGTAGTTTTTTAACAGAAACATCAAAATCTTCAAATAACCCTACAAAGAAAAAATTATCTAAATTATTTTTACTTTGTTGATATATTTCTTGGTTGACATTATGCCTAATACAGCCTGCTATTTGTTGACACGCTAAATTATTAACTTCCCAACAGTTGTTTAAAAATTCATCAAAATCGTTTATATACTTATTCCAAGGATTAGAAGGGTCTCGTTTTACCATTTGCCAATAAGACCAACAACGAGAAATAGGTTCTCTTAGAAAAGTAAAATATTTATATTCTTCTGGTGGTCGTAATTTACTAATAGGTCTATGAACTCCTTGTGCAACATTTATAGTTTTATTCAAAATATCAGGACATTCTTTTATCATATATCTAACTGTTGTTCCACCAGTTTTAGGAATATGGATAAATGCTATTTTGTCTACTCCAAACTGATAATCTTCTTTATACATTTCTTAATATCTCCATTTCATATACCATCTCTATTCTTTTATTCATAAACTCTCCAATTTAGCTTTGAATTAGTCCTATTCATCTTTGAATTGCCTCGCACATAAACATGATAGAATAGACCATCTGTCTTAACTTCGGTTAAACTATCTATAATCAATCTGAATGAAGAATCCATGCAATGAATTTCACTAGCATTCTCAATCAAATACAAATAGTCAAATATATTTTCAGTCAAACCTTTCTTTGGGAAAAACACTGGCAACGAGCTTTGAATTAATTTCCGATTGATTTCATACCCACGACTCACATCATCATGCAAAAAGATGTATTCTCCTTCTACTAGTTCTGTTTTTTCAAACAGTTTTCTTTCCGCATCCAAATCCCTCTGAACAAAAAAACTATCCCATCGTTTACTAAAGTCAATACCCATTTGAGTATAAAATGCTTCATCAAAGTTTAAATGACCGAATCTAAACATCTCTTGGTGCCCGACACGAAATACATTATAGATTTGATTTTGACGTAAATATTGTTCAACTTCAACATCGTTGTTAAAAGGTAGGACTTCCAAATCTTCTAAGTCTCTAAACATAAACCGAACAGCATTTGCGTTGTGGTGTTTGGCAAAGAGTTTTATAGGCTTTTCAGTTTTATAAAGTTCCCTAACCAAACCATTACAGATAATATGGTCTCCCAATCCAAGATGATGATATATATAAATCATTATTAAAAATTCCAATCTTTATAATAATATTCAAAATCTAATTTATAAACAGATTCAATAATAGACTTCATATCATTATCATACAATGAAAGATAATTTGTTGGTTTTTTTGTTGTTTTATTAATATGATATAATTTTGAATTAACTCCAATTAATTTAGTTAATTTTTTCCAATCTTCTTGCAAATTCTCAAATCTTCCAATAAAATTCATTTCATACTTATCATCCTTTAAATAATAATATAAGGGCAAAATATGATAAACTTGATACCCTCCATACTCAACTTTATAATCAATTGATTTTGGAAGATATTTATAAATATTCATTATAAAATCTTTGAATGTTTTATGTTCTCTTTTAATTATTCTTTCAGTTTCAGTTACTCCTGACATTGCAAAATAAGCTGATGCTATTCTAGTATATGGATTTCTAATGAATGCCCATCTTATAAAACTTTTATTAAAATTAGGTCTCCTAGTAATATGATACAAATTCATATGAGCCGCTCCACCCACAAAATATAATCTTTCCATAGATGATCCTGCACATTTTGGAACATGAATAAAAACATTTTTATAATTAACATTAATATTGGACATTTAAATTCTCCCTTATTATATTAGTGGATTTCTTCTATTTTCATTCAATGGATTATTATATTCGTCAAAAACTTGTCCTATAAACATACCATTATCTAGTTGTATCTGAAAATCTTTTTCATTACCAATTATTTTAATTAAACTATGTGCTAAATGAATATTTTTAATCTTCGGCCAAACCTTATTATTCAAAAAGTTCTGGTCTAAGTTATAAAATTTCTTGTATTGCGTTTCACCATTTTGACTAATAAATTCCCTAACTTTTTCTTTAAAATTTTTTATAGAACCACCAAGACCTCCCCACATTCCACCCTGTATAGGAAGTGTATGACATCTATTATCTCTCATAATATGAAACGGTTTTCCAGATTCTATCCATTCTTTAACAGCCAAAGCTTCACGAATGTTTATTCTTGAATCACAATCTCTAACAATAAACCTTGAAATACTTTTATCACCAGCCGGATAAAACCTCCAAAACAGTCTTTTAAATCCATCATCCGGTTCCATCATAACAATTTCAGAACCCAACCTTTTTAATTCGTCTATAGTCTTTTGTGGAACAGTTTTATCTACATAATACCTACATATCCAATTGGGATATATAAATGGTCTAAGTTTAACATTCTCAATAGCACCAATATTATATATTGGCAAATCTCCCCATAAACTAAAACTAATTATATTCATCCTAACAAAGCCTCAATCTTATGTGATTTCTTCTGCCAATGCCTTAGAACTCCAGGTATATAAAAGTTTTTCTTGTTACTCATTAAAGTAAAAACTGTAAGACATCTTTCGTGTACATGAGCTCCTAATTTATCATGTTTAAATATTGTTGTGATAGGATAAAACCAATCAACAAAAGATTTTAAATTATCATAACTTAATGTACGATTAGAAGTTGAACACCAACTATTTTTTCCAGTTGTTTGTATATGTTTGTTAATTAATTCCAATACACTAAAACTATAAATTTTTTCAACACTAGATGGAAACCAAGGAGTAGCATATAAAAACAATGGATTGTTTAATGGATAAACAACATAACCTATAAAACCTTCTGGATTTCTTCTTAAACAATCTAAATTCTTTTTATAAAAATCTGAATACAAATCAATATCATACTCCAATATAGATACATATTTTGTCTTAACTAAATTATTTTTAGCCAATGCATACCAAGATGTAAAACTTACCAGTAATTTATCGTCTTCAATATTATTTGGTAAATCTCTACAAATTATAACTTTTTTGTTATTTTTAATTAGATTAGTATCGCCTGAGCCTACAAAAAGGTAACGATATAATGGTAGGTCTGAAAACTTCTTTTTGTTCTCATAATCAACTATAATGTTTTGGTCATGGCTTACAATGAAGACTTCAAGGTCATCAACCATAAACTATCCTTTCAAATTAACAACAAGGCATTGGATTCCTTTTTACTTTAGTCTTAAAGACCTTCTTTAACGAAATTTTCTTAATCATAATATAATATCTTTTTCTATAAATGTCAACAGTTATTTCCAATTATCTGTTTTTATTTTTGTTTCAATAGCAAGCTCAACCGAATCAGGTAAACCTGGAAAAAAATCTATATCAGATAAAGCCTGCACATAATCTATAGATCTAACATAACTCTTTAAAGGTAATATACCTCTATTATTCGGTATCACAAAAGCAATTCCATGTACATCGTCACCCATTTCAACTATTACCTTATAAAAATGTGTGGGTATTATTATACCACTCGTTTCAAGTTTTTCTCTTTCCTTAAACACAGGGCCGCTCACAATATATATAGCATTCTTTTCCTTTGCCCATTTGCGACATTTTTTCTCTAATCTTTTCCATATACCACGATTGAATGAAGGTTTCTGTGGACTCATATTAGTCATTAAAAATGTTTGATTCATTGAACCTTGTGAATACTTAAAGTCAGCTGCAGGAACTAAATGACCTCTATCATATCCAGTTCCCCAATAATCCATAGGATAAACAACTTGATTTGCCTTGACTATATTAGAATCTGCTCTAAACTTATTCTTTCTTCTTGCTTTACCTTCAAGTTCTTCTGCTCTTAATTCATGAATAGTCCATATAGATTGCTTATACTTATAGCAATATCCTAATGAAAAACCTTCATATTCTAATACTTGAACAGGAAGTCTATGACCAAACATGACTTCAGGGTAATATAATTTAATATTACTCTGTCCAAAGCATAAAAATGCTACAGTTAATAGTATCGAAAATAGTTTAATCATGCAAATGTTAAGGCTCGGCGGATCCAACCTTTAAGAAATTTGATTTGTGAGTTATTTTTGACAACCAAATTAATATAAAAATCAACTCTTTTTTCCAAATACATTCTTACAATATCTTTTGGTTGTAACTTTTTAACATTTTCAAGTGTCTTAGGACCAACAACTCCATCAGCTTTAGCATTAACTGACCTTTGTAAGAACTTATTTGCTTGTCTAACACCACAATTAACAGTAGCGTCGAAATGAATCAATGCAACTGCTTTGGGAAGCTTATCACATTTTGCCTTCAACCAATAGTTCTCTTTATAAATATCTTCAACTTCTTCATGTGAAATCTTTTTAACGGACTGTACAGGAAGTTTCTTTGACTTACGATACTTATCATAGACTTTTTTAATGATACCTTTATTAGTTTCTCCACCAGCGTCATCGGGGTCATTAACATATCCACCCTCAAACCTAAGTACCATTGCTAAAGCTTGTGGGAAGTTATCTTCTTCATAGTATGATGTTTCTGGTATGCTTATTGTTCCCATATCTACATGCTCTGATGTATTTACTGTTTCTGATACTGGGCCTAAATCATCAACTGGTTCCGGAAATATAAAATCTAAAACCTTTTTCAATAAACTCATATTCAACCTCCATTAGTCTACTACAAAGAAATTACCTGGAATAGTATTACCCATCACATTTGTAGCTAAGTCTGCTTGAAAATCATTAACTTTATCTTTACTGATTCTAAAACGAACTTTAAACTCATCATCATCAACAACTCTGTACTTGATGTCATTATCGTCAAGTCTTTTTTTAAGTTCATTGTGTGCATCTCTGTTACATGCATTAAACTCTAAATTCATATCAAACCTCCTATTGTTTTTTTGGAACTCTAACTCTTCCAAGTCTTCTTTTTAACTTGGTTAAAAACTTATCTTTTTCATCTGTAACAACTTTATGTATTCTCTTTTTAATCTTAATAACTTCCTTGTTATCCATTGCACCTATATATTTTCTTACCTCGTTATAAATCTTGTCATCGAATGTTCCAAACTGAGGATATAAAGTATCAAGATAATTAACTAACTTAATAAGAAAAGCATTATCTAAAGGTTCTTTACCATCATCAGCCATTGTAATCTGCTCTACATATGATGGATCATTTTCATCTTCATATAGATAATCTTCTTTTAAATAATCTAATACAGCCATTTTATTCCCCTATTTTTTTATCTAGCAATTCATATATGTATTTATCAAATTTAGGATATAAAGTTTCGAATAACTCTTTCTTCTTATTTTCATCATCACCTTGAAATATTTCTCTTATTCTAGTTCCCGAAATTGGTTTACCCTCAAAGTTAACAACACTTTCATCCTTGCTCAAGATATAAACATAACCATGTTCTTTATATCCATTCATTTGTTTATCATCTTTATAAGATTCAAAATATTTACCTGTATCTACCTTCAATCTATCAGCATCCTTGTTACCAACCGCAAAGACTACTGGTGTTTTTTCAGGGTGTTTACTAGTTATTTCAATTGCTATATATGGATTCTTTACCTGAACAACCTTATCTTCCGGTATATCAAACATTGTAGTTATTATTTTCTTCTTTTCATCGAAAGAAAATGGACTGTTTGGCGGTACAATCTTATTACTTGTTGCAACATATACATTATCTTTTCCAAACTTATTTACCAGGCTCTGATATGATTTATAATGACCTGCATGGAATGGATGAAATCTTCCAGGATAAATAACTATAAGGTTATTATTAGCTTCAGTAAAATAATGTTTTAAAAAACTCATAATATATTTTCCTGTTTATATTTTTTAACAACATTTGAAACAGAAGCCTTACAACAATCCAACTGTTTAGATATATCTATTTGGCTTATTCCACTTTTATATAAATCAATAATTTTAATTTTATTAATTGGTTTTCTATTTTTTCTAGCCTCTCTAAGAGCCTTTTTGTGTTCATTTGTTTTAATTTTATTTTTTAAACTATTAGATATTTTATTACGAGTATCACTAGAAACAACATGACCTTTAAGACCATCTGATAATTTTTTATAATATTCTGGATTAGATAAAACATTAACCATCGCTTCTTTAGTTTTTTGTGATATTTTATTTCGAACTTCTTCAGTTTTCATTATATCAGAATGTTTAGAATTTCTAATTCCTTTACTTATATTATCTTTAGTTTTTTGACTTCTTTTTCTTCCTGTGTGTGTTTTCTTAGCATTTTCTGATAACCATCCTTTTTTATCATTATCCGACCACATGTGTTTACCTTTATTCCATGGTGTTATCTTTGTTAATCTTGCTTTTAATTTATTAGACATTTCTATTCCATATATTTCTTCCCACGATTTTCCTTTGCGTTTTTTTCTATTAATCTCTGAAGTTATACTATAATCACTACTACCTTTTAAAATATTATATCCTTTATTCGGATTTATAGAATCATAAACATCAATCCAATATATTTCTTTATCAATAACATTATTTATATTACAATATTCAAGTATTTCTCTTTTAAAATTTTCTCTACCATATTTTCTAATATCTTTCTTAATTTTATTACCTGAACCCAAATAATTATCATTATCTTTATTATGTCTACCAATATAAATTAGACCATTTATCAAATTTGTGGTTTTATAAATTATCAAATTATCATCTACCATATCTTCCCATTCCTAAAATTGAGTTTAAAGGGGAAAATTTGCCGGTAAGTTTATAAAGTTGTCCATTATACATAAAAACTATACCTTCACTAGGTACAATATCTTCAATACCACCAATATCATTAAGTCTTTGTAATTCATATGCTAACTTCTTTTTTGCTTCCATATCAGAAGCTGACTCAATTTCCTTTATTTTGTCATTTAATCGCTGTAAAATCTTCTGTGCCGACTCATCTGTATTCGCACTAAGGAAGTTCTGTATGTTCTTTAAAATGACAACTCCTAGCTTCAAAAACAATATTTCTAACGGCCTTATGACCTGCTTATACATAGCCTTAAGTTCAGCACTTTCAAAGTTTTTATACCAGTTAAAAAATTCTTCGTTGTCTACCTGTTTCTTTATCTGCGACATCTTCAATGACTTATCATCTAATGCTAACCTGTTTGATAACTTTTCTAACATATCTTTTGGAATATCATAGTCGAATTCTTTAGTCTTATCTCTAACCATCTTCCTAAATTTACGTTTCTTATAGTCAGCAATTGTATCATTATCATCCATTTTACCTTTAATCTTGTCAACCATAGCTGCAAAATCTGCTATTTGTTGATTGACTTTAGGTATTTTGAACCTAACATTCTCAGGAACTTTAATCTGAAAACGCTTCTGCACATCATTGTTAGTGTCTTTAATGACTTGTGCTAACTGTTTTGCAGGCTCTCTATCTCGACCAACCGGATTGCCTGACTCATCATATTCAACAACTTCATGTGGTATCAACATACTTAGTCCATACGGAATAACATTTTCAGTTGCTGGATACATTACCTCAAATGATATGAACTTCTTACCATTTTGAAATGTTTCATTTAAGGTTTCAGGTGGAAGTTTGGATAGTGCATTCTGTAAATCAGCCATAGCAAATTCAAATGCTTCTTGAATCTTGCCACGACCTTTAAACATATTTGCTATGCCTTTAATATCTAAGGCGTTTTGACCTGCATTTTTGATGTGACTTTTGTTTCTTGCTCCGATTAGTTTACCATCTTTCCAAGAAACCATTATGTTTTGACCATCGGTCTTTTCTTCTTGGACTTTCATTTTACCACGAAGAACATCATTTATCATCTTCTTTATGTTAGCAAATGACAATTCGTTATCCTCAAAAGGGTGAATTAAGTGTCCATAAGCGCCCCCTTCAGTCAACAATTGTTCTTTATGAAAGTAATGTTCTGTAAATCTAATCATAGTTTTTCCTCATTTATATTTATGATTTTAAACATTTAAAATAAAAAAGGGGCTTTTAAAAAAGCCCCTCAGAAAACACATCTTGTCAACTTGGTTCAACATTTCAATTTATTTTTTATCTTT